TCGAGATCGGATGCGCCGACGGGCAGGGAACCCAGCGCTATGCCGGTTTCTGCTCCAAGGTCATCTGCGTCGATCCGATGGTCGCCGACCGTCCGGACATCGACAGCCGGAAGCGTGGGGACGTCGTACAGGATCTTTCCCCCAACCAGGACAAGATCAACCTGTTCAGGCGTCGGACACAGGATTTTCCGATCGAGCTCGTCGTCGGGTGCTCCATGTGGCCAGACGTCATCGAGAGCGTGGAGAGGCACCTGGCCGGCCGACAGGCCGACATCCTCGTCATCGACGGTTGCCATCATCCGTTCGAGGCGGTGTGGGGAGACTTCGATCTCTACTACCGCTTCGTGAAGAAGGGCGGATACATCATCTTCGATGACCTCTACGAGGAGTGCATCCTGCAGGCCTACGAGAAGGCCATCAAGGAACGCAACATGGAGATCGTGGACAGGTTCTACGTCCCTCCACACGAGCTACAGGACACCGCGGCTCTGAGGAAGACGGAGGACTGATGCCCCACAACAAGGTCGCGTTCGACTTTTTCGAATCAAATGTCATCCCTCTCCTGCAGAAGGCGGGATGCAAGTCGATGCTCTACGTCGGCTGGCGCCATGACTGCAAGCCGTGGTGGCATGACTACATGGCAAAGCAGCTCGGAGGTCCGCTGGGAGTGCTGGAGATCTTCCCGAAGAACATCTCGGACCTGGAGCACGCCGTCTGGAACGGTCGCTACCAGGTAGACTCCGTCATCGCTGGTGACGCTCGTGACCCGGGTTCCGCTCTGGTCAAGGGGTTCTGGGACGTCATCTTCTGGGACCACGGTCCCGAGCACGTGACCTGGGAAGAGCTCAAGGAGTGCACCCCCAAGCTCCTGGACTACGCCGGCAAGGCGCTCGTCTACTGCTGCCCATGGGGCTCATGGCCGCAGGGTGAAGAAGACGGGAACCCCAACGAGGTCCATCGGAACTACGTGACCAAGGACCACATCTTCGAGCTGGGGATGACCCTCAAGACCTTCTTCGATCCCGGCCAGGAGAATGCCGGGGAGCTGGTCGCGTTGGTCGGAAAATGATCCCCAAGCTGCCGCTACCCGAGAACGAACGGAAGACCCTGCTCATCGATGCCCGGGAGGGCAGCGACTGGGGACAGGATCTGCTGTTCGCCGGACACGTGCAGCTGCTCGGTCCGGCCAAGGTCATCGACCACCCGTACCACTGGAAGCACCGGTGGGACCTCACCTTCACGGGAGATCCGGAGAAGGACTGGGGACGGGAACGCGGGATGCTCGGGTTCACCCCCGAGAACAAGCGGGTCTCGATGTACTCTGAAGAAGAGCTCCGTGACGAGCTGAGCCGGGGGAACATCAAGCGGATCTTCCTGGACGAACGGGACGAGACCTACGCCCTCTACATGAAGCTGCGGGCGAACTTCTACGATGTCCCCGTGGTCGTGGTGGCCGGTCACGACAGGTTCTGGAACAGGAGTCCCGAGTTCGTGGCCGCCCGCTACGGCACCAGGCTCGAGGCCATGTTCCTCGACAACTGGCGCCCGGAGTACGACAGCATCCCCAAGGCCCATGTCTACAACTGGTGCATCAACTTCGACCAGTACTGGACACCACACCGGACCCAGGAGAAGAAGTACGACATCTCCTTTCAGGGCTACAACAGCCATCCCGATCGGGCCAGGATCATCGATCATGTCCTCTCGAAGTGGGGACACCTCCGGCTGAAGATCGACCTGGAGCGGGAGCCGAACACGATGCGGGCCTACGTCCGCAAGAACGTGTACTTTGACGTGATGGCCCAGTCCCGGATCTGCCTCAACCTCAGGGGAGCGGCCGAGAACGGGAAGACCCTGCGGTTCTACGAGATCCCCTACGTCGGCAGCCTGATGCTGACCCAGGACTCCGGCGCCGTCCAGATCGAACCGTTCCTCGACCGGAGACACTGTCTCTACTTCAAGGACCTGAAGCGGCTGGACGAGCAGATCGAGTTCGCCCTGGAGTCGGAGAAGCGGGCCCAGTGGATCGCCTGGCAGGGACACTCTCACGCCATGGCTCATCACACCCTTCGGGCTCGCATGCTCCAGATGTACGCGGTGCTCAAGTGAGGACCCTCTTCGGGAAGGTCTTTGGGCTCGGAAACGCCGTCATGGCGGTTCCGGCCATCAAGGCGCTCCACCACATCGGCTGTGAGCTCGACGTCCTGGTCGGCAGCACACGGGATGACGTCGGCGCCCTGGAAGTGCTGCGGTCCTTGAAGACCCATTACCGCTGCATCAAGAACATCTGGGTGGATCGGGCGCAACCCGTGGAAGACCCGATGTACAAGATGGCGATCATGTCGATCCCCTTCGACGGCCGCTGGTACAACGGGACCCACTATCACGCCTTCCAGACGATGGACGGCAGGACCAGACCAGATCCCTCCACCACTGGTCTTGTCTCCTGGAAGAAGCACGAGGTCGAGTACCAGATGGAGAACGCCCGGGTCATGGGCTACAACCACGTGACTCCGGACTGCTCGTTCATGCCGAAGTGGCTCCCTCCCCCGAACGCCAAGTTCAGGATCTACCTCGGGGTCGGGTACAAGAAGGACGCCGTCGGATTCTGGAAGGTGAAGCACTGGGGGAACGAGAACTACGCAGAGCTCTGCAAGCGGATCCTGGCGGAGATTCCAGACTGCGAGATCGTGACCACGGGTGACATGGCCGACATCCAGCTTTCCATCATGCCGATCATGAAGATGGTGGACGACCTCCGACTCCAGCTCATCCCGACGAACCTGATCCATTCTCTAGAGGTCGTGAACTCCTGCCACATGTACGTCGGGAATGACACCGGCATGATGCACGTGGCGGCTGCCCAAGACAAGAAGGTCGTGGGGATCTTCAAGATGTGGAACTCCTCCGTCAAGGCACATCCCTGGTGCCAGGAGTATCGGGTCGTAGAGGGCATAGATACCCCCATCACGGTGGAGGAAGTATTTACCAAGATCAAGGAGCTGCTGTGACTACCTCTGTGTTCGTAGCGGCCCTCGTCAGCGGGCTGCGCAAGATGGCCAAGATGAACGACGTGATCCGGGACACCCACGGGAACCTCTCTGTGCTGGCTCCCGGTGGAGTCGTCTGCATCAAGCCGAGTGGCATGCCGTACGAGCAGATCCAGGTCGAAGACGTCGTCTGCGTGGCGATCTCAGACGGCGAGATCCTGATGGGCAAGCGGAAGCCCTCCGTGGACCTTCCCCATCACCTGGCGATCTATCGGAAATATCCTCACGTCCACTCCATCTGCCACACCCACTCGCCCTACGCCGTCGGCTACGCCATCTCGGGTAGGGACCTCGAGGTCAGGTGCACGGAGCATGCCGACTACTTCGGTCACGACATCCGGACGACCGGAAGGCCGGACATCGACCGGTGGGGAGACGAGCTGCTCTTGGATCCGGATGAGAAGGCGGTGCTGCTCTACCAGCACGGTGTCCTGACCTTCGGCGACACTCCAAACAAGGCTGTGGAGCTGGCGGCCGCCTTGGAGAACATCGCTCAGAAGAACTACATCGCCCACACCCTCAACGGTGGCAACTGTCGCCTGATGCACGGCGAAGATGTCAAGGCCTGGCACAAAAGGTACAACACGACCTATGGACAGTAACACCATCTACCTCGGTTCAGACCACAACGGGAACGCGGCCCGGGGCTACATCATGAAGCTCCTGCTGGCCGCTGGCTACTGCGTGTGCGACGTCAACGGGGACGACTACGAGCACAAGGTCGACTACACGGACATCGCCGAGAAGCTGTGCAAGGGCGTCATGAAGGACGACGCCACCGGCATCCTGATCTGCGGTACGGGGACGGGCATGCTGATCGCCGCCAACCGGTTCCGTTCCATCCGCGCCGGCCTGGCGACGGATCGCGCCACGGCCGAGCTCATGCGCCAGCACAACGACTGCAATGTCCTCGTCCTCGGCCAGTGGCGCACTCCCCTGGGTTCCATGGACGAGCTCATCCACACCTTCCTGGAGACCGCCTTCGAGGAAGGCCGTCACATCGCCAGGGTGGAGAAGCTGGGGTACCTCGGTGACGAATAAGAACATCCTGGTGGTCGGGGACGTGATCCTCGACGAGTACACCCACGGAAAGAAGCTCGGTGTCTCCGCTGAGACTCCGACCATCGTGGCCGACTACGAGCGAACGGAACGCTTCATCGGAGGTGCGGCCCTCGTCGTCAGACATCTCCTCAGGTTGGGTGCCAACGTCCGGCTCCTGACTGTCGGCGGCGACGAGAGCCTCTGGACCCGGCTGGTGGAGTCCACTGACGCCCCCACCCAGGACGAGCTCAACCGGCTCGACTACAGCCCGATCGTGGGCAAGGGATGGAAGTGGACGGAGAAGCGTCGGTTCTACGTCGACGACTACAAGATGGTGCAGTACGACGTTCGGAACGAGGCGTACTACTCCCAGGACCTGAAGCAGATCATGGCCGACGCCTATGTCCAGGCCCGCAACGTGGCTGACGCCGTGGTGGTCTGCGACAACCGCCACGGGACGATGGACTACAGCCTGATGGACCTCATCCGGCAGAAGAAGGAACGCTACGGCGGGAAGCTCTTCGTGGACAGCCAGGTCTCCCAGAAGGAAAGCAACCACAGCAACTACGCCGGCGCCGACATGATGTTCCTGAACCTCAAGGAGCTGGAGGCCGTGGTCGGTCGTCCCCGTGAGGTGGACTGCATCGTGGACCGTGTCCAACGGGCCAAGGAACGCCTCCACTCTGGGATCACCCTGAAGCTGGGACACCACGGTTCGGCCACCATGTTCAAGGACTCGGACGAGTACCACGAGTCGGAAGCATACGATGTCCGGGCCGTGGACACCTGCGGGGCCGGGGACGCTTTCCTGGCCGCCTACGCCGTGTCGGAAGACCTCGACTTCGCCAACAGGTGGGCCGGCCTGAGCACTACTTATAAGGGGACGATCGTTCCCAAGGAGCGCCCATGAAAGAGCTCTTCCTCGACAGCGCGAACCTGGACGACATCTCCCTCGCGGTCCGGACGGACGCCGTGGCCGGTGTGACGACCAACCCGTCACTCATGGCCAAGGAGACCAAGGTCGTCTCGCTGGAACCTCGCTTCTCGAAGGAGAAGTGGGACCACTACGTCAAGCGACTGGACGACGTCTGCCAGGTCTTCCAGACTCGTGCGCGGGCCAGGAAGCACCTCTCGGTCGAGGTCATCACCCTCGATCCCCAGGAGATGTACGATCAGGCGCACCGTCTTCGGGACGCCCTCGGGAAGTACGACAAGGTGCAGCTGCACGTCAAGATCCCGATCCTCTTCGAGTCACTCGAGGTGATCTCGAGACTTGGCGACGACGGGGTCAAGGTGAACGCCACCGCGGCCATGACAGCCCTTCAGGCGAAGCTGGCCCACGATGCCGGCGCTCCCATCGTCTCGTTCTTCTACAATCGGATGAAGGACGGGGATCTGGACGCCGACATGGAGCTGAGCCTGTTCGCCAACGATCTGAACCGAAACTGCCGTATCATCTGTGGCAGCATCCGGAAGCCGGAAGACCTGCAGGACTGCTGGCTGAACGGGGCGGACATCGTGACGGCTTCCCTGTCGATCATCAAGCAGGTGATCGCCCATCCCCAGACGGACAAGGCGGTCAAGCAATTCCAGGAGGACATCGACTCATGGCTGAAGTAAAGAAGAGGACCGCGTCCGACATCAAGCGCGTCGAGCGCGGGTGGGGCTACGAGCTCTGGATCGAGAACGAGCCGGAGTACTGTGGCAAGCTCCTCCACATCTACAAGGACAAGTGCTGCAGCCTGCACTTCCACATGAACAAGATGGAGACGATGTACTTGCAGAAGGGACACGTCCGTCTGAAACTGATTGACCCGGAGAAGGGGGCGCCGTACTACGTCGACCTCCTGCCGGGTGAGTCCATCCTCATCGACCGTGGTCTGGTCCACCAGATCGGCGCCATCGAGGAGTCGGACCTGTTCGAGTTCAGCACCATGCACGAAGAATCCGACTCATACCGAGTCGAAAAGGGGAACTGAAATGATCAAGAACAAGAAGGGCGAGAAGTGCTCTCCCAAGGATCTGGCGAAGGAAGTCCTGGTCGACGCTGTCCTCAACATCGGCTCCGTCGAGGGTGACGAGGGTCGGACCGAGAAGGAAGACGCACTGATCGATGAGCAGTTCAAGAAGCTTAGCCAGCGCGTCCTCAAGGTCCTCGGCTACGTGAGCACCCAGGACGAGTAGATGCGTATCAACCTCGTCGGAGCATTCATCAGGAACGCCCCGTTCGGGACGGAGATCGCCTTCAAGAAAGGCTTCGACCGTCTCGGCGAGCACCTGGTGAATGTCATCGACGACAGCCAGCCCGGTCAGGTCTGGGACTACGACGCCGACGCCACGGTGGTCTTCAAGACCATGCAGGGCTACTGGCATGACCTGGCCATCACCAAGGGCAAGAAGATCGTCTACCAGCCCGACGATCTTCGCTTCCCGCACATCAAGCAGATGATGCTGGACATGCGGAAGTACTGTGACTTCGCCTTCACGTTCGACGAAGACGGCGCCCAGCTGGCCCGGGAGTACGGGTACAAGAAGGCGGAGCGTTTGCTCCTGACGGCAGATGACACGCTCTACCGCCCGCTCCCTCAGGTAGAGAAGGACATCGACGTCTGCTTCATTGGAAGCCTGACACCAGGTGCCAACCACAAGAGCCGGGTCAGGATGTGCCAGATCGTCAACAACATGCCGGGAGTGCACACCTTCTTCCACGGTGCGATCTACGACATCGAGCAACTGAACCTGATGTACAACCGCTCGAAGATCATCCTGAACCACGCGACCGACGTGGGGCAGGAGTTCGGTTTCGGCTACGGCTACCAGTGCCGACACTTCGAGGCGGGCATGACACGCTCCTGCGTCCTGTCGAACGTCGTTTCAAACGAGACTGCTCGAGACGGGATCAAGAGCTTCTGGTTCTTCTCCAGCGAGCAGGACCTCCAGGACCAGGTCCGCTACCTGCTCGCCGACCCGGGCCACCGTCAGCAGCTGGCCCATGACCTCTACGGTGAGATGATGGCCGGCCACAAGCCGGAGCATCGCGCCCAGCAGATGGTCGATTTCATCAGGAGCCTGTGATGAAGCTCAATCTCGGATGCGGGTCGGACCTCCGGCCCGGATATCTCAATGTTGACTTCCTGGGTCCGAAGTGGATCCCGGCCGACGTCGGGTTCCTGCTGACGGACCTGTCCAAGCTGCCTTGGCCGTGGGAGGATGAGTCGGCCGAGGAGATCCTCATGTTGGACTTCCTCGAACACTTCCCGTACAAGCAGACGGAGAAGATCCTGCAGGAAGTCTGGCGAGTCCTGCTTCCCGGCGGGACGGTGGACATCCAGGTGCCGGACTTCCAACACTGCGCCTACGCCGTGCTGGACGACGACGGTCTGGACTACCAGTGCAACCGGTGTGGCAACTGGATGCTGGGGTCGGACGGCCATGGGTGCTCGAAGTGTGGCCAGAGCATCGCAGACATCCAGGACGCCGCCATCCATAGGCTCTATGGGGGGCAGGACGTCCAAGGGAACTGGCACTACACCGCCTTCACCGAGGAGGTGTTGGGCAGGCTCCTGGAGAAGAACGGTTTCGCCAACATCCACGCCCTGGAACACGATCACCAGCAGGCGAACTGGAACATCAAGCTCAGAGCCACCAAGGCTGAACTGACCTGGGGTGACCAGTGAAGATCGCGTTCGTCGGGGTCAAGCGGGACTACCAGAAGCTCGGAGCTGGCTACGTCCGCATGTTCAACAAGTACCACCTGGAGATCCCGTTCTACTACGCGGAGCTTGGTGGGAACGACGTCACGGTCACGACCACGAACTACATCGGAGCCTCCGAGGAGTTTCTGTCTGGCGGCAAGTTCCGCAACGACGCCGAGCTGAGCTACATGGGCGGCCACGACCATCACCGCTACGACGTGGTGGTACACTGGCGGAAGTTCTTTCCGGAGCTCTACCACAAGGACGCCATCAATGTCCTCCACACCTGTGACCACACCTACCCAGAAGACTGGAAGCGGGACGTCCGGGCGGCTCTCTCTTCGGGGAAGCTGAAGAAGATCATCTGCTACAAGGGCTGGCACGCGAACCAGGTCGGTGTAGAGCTCGGTCTGGACCCTTCCCAGTGCCTGAACCTGATCGAAACGGAGCTAACCTTCGGCGTGGACCCGGAGATCTACCATCCGTCGCCCTCCAAGGACCCCCACGCCATGCTCTGGAGCTCGGATCCGGGCCGCGGGCTGATCGGGGCGGTGCAATTGGCCGTGAAACTGCACGCCAGGGACCGTCGGTTCAAGCTTCACGTCTGCCATCCGGACTACACCAACATGTCCCCGATCGTCCATCCGTCGATCGTCTGGCACGGAAACGTGAGCAACGGACCGGAACTCTGGAAGCTTTTCAATGAGACGGGCATCCTGCCGTACTCGTCGACCTTCCAAGAGCCGAGTTCACGAGCCGCTCGCCAGGCGCAGGCCGCCGGCAGCCTGGTCCTCTATCCACCGGGCATGGGCACCCCCTCAGAGTACGTCAGAGACATGGAGACGGGCGTCATGCGGCCTGTCAACCAATGGATCGACAAGATAGTAGAGCTGGTCGGCACCCCGGCGGCTTCTCAGATCTGTAGGAACGCGGTGGACCAGGCGGTTTCGGAAAGCTGGCAGGTCCAAGCGGAAAGATTCAATCAAAGGTTCAAGGGAGAGTAGGCATGAGCATTGACATCAACGCTACCGATTTCGTAGCCAAGTTCGATTCCACCAAGGGAACGGTCGGAGTGGTTGGCTATGGGTACGTCGGGCGCGCCGTCGAGCAGTTCTTCCGCTGGAAGACGGACGAGAAGGGGAACCCCGCGCAGCTCTTCGACGTCAAGGTCTTCGACAAGGCTAAGCCCGAGATGGACACCCTGGCCGACGTGGTCGGGAAGGCGGAGATCATCTTCGTCTGCGTGCCCACCCCGATGCGCAAGGACGGCTCCTGCCACACGGGCATCGTGGAGTCGGTGCTCAAGGACATCTTGAACGAGGCAGAGCGTCAGGGAAGAAGCCCGAGCTCATTCGTCGTCGTCGTCAAGAGCACGGTCTATCCGGGCTTCACCGACGAGATGCGGAAGAAGATGCCGATCAGGCTGCTCTTCTCTCCCGAGTTCCTCACGGAGAAGAACTCGGTGGCCGACTTCGAGAACACGAACCGCGTCCTCCTGGGTGGTGACACGGAGGACGGGCGCGTCGCCTTCAAGTTCTTCGAGGCTCGGCTCTACGAGAAGATCCTCATGAACCAGGTCGTCATCGTCGGCTGCGAGTCGAAGGAAGCCGAGATGGCGAAGCTCTTCACCAACGGCATCCTGATGACGAAGGTCCTCTTCTGCAACGAGATGTACCAGCTCTGCCAGAAGATGGGCATCGACTACGAGGAGGTCCGCACCCTGGCGACGCTGGACTTCCGGATCGGGGTGAGTCACACCTACGTCCCCGGTCACGACGGTTCTCTGGGCGCGGGAGGCCACTGCTTCCCGAAGGACATCAACAACCTCCGGAACGTCTGCCGTCAGCAGGGCGTTCCCGAGAAGCTCTTCACCGCCGTGATCGACCGGAACAACGAGATCCGGGAGGACCACGACTGGGAGAAGATGAAGGATCGTGCGGTCATCGATGAATGATCCCTTTCACGACCGACGTCTGGTGATGGACCTCGACGGCACCCTCTGCGAACAGACCGCAGGGGGTGACGCCTATTGGACCGCCCAGCCGAAGAAGGACGTCATCGCCCGGGTCAACCGCTGCTATGACGAGGGGTGGCACGTCACCATTCACACGGCTCGTGGAATGCGAACCCACAACGGTGACGTGAAGAAGATCATCGAGCTCTACGAAGAAAAGACTCGGGACTGGCTGATCGACAACGGAGTGTGGTTCCACGAGCTGATCTTCGGGAAGCCCCCGGGTGACAGGTACGTCGACGACAGGAGTCTGAGGCCGGATGAATTCGCAGGCGTCTGAGACATACGAACGGTTCGCCCGGTCCATCAGGGAGGCCGGGCTGTACCTGTTTCCCGAGACGGGGTACGATCGAATCGTCTTCACCAACGGCTGCTTCGACCTCCTCCACCGTGGGCACCTCGACGTCCTGAACTACGCCAGGAGCGTGGCGGGAGCCCGGGGAACCGTGGTGGTAGGTCTGAACTCCGACGAGGGGATCAAGCGCCTGAAGGGACAGGACCGCCCGATCCAGGATGAGCACACCCGCGCCCTCCTGCTCATCCATCTCAGGATGGTCGACCACGTCATTACGTTCGAGGAAGACACACCCTACGAGCTCATCAGAGCGCTGCAGCCGCATGTGATCGTCAAGGGTGGAGACTATGATCCCAAGACGGTGGTAGGCTCTGATCTCGCCCTGGTCGTGACCTGTCCGTTCCTGGACGGCAACTCGACCTCCAACATCGTGGAGAAGATCCGTGGAATCTCCTGACAAGGTCTACAAGGTTCTCGTGGTCGGGGACATCATGCTCGACCAGTACACGTACGTCAAGACGGTGCGACAGGCCGAGGAGGCCAAGATCCCCGTCTGGGATGAGCTGCGCCAGGAGTACCGTCTCGGTGGGGCGGCCAACGTGGCTCACAACCTGAAGGCGCTCGGAGGAGCGGAAGTGGAAGTGCACCTCGCCGGCATCTGCGGATCGTTGGTGGTCATCCATCGTCTGCGCGAGCTTGGGATCAAGCACGACCGGATGCTTGGGCATGAGACGATGGTCAAGCGTCGGTTCGTGGACGAGAACAACAACTTCGTCATGCGTCTCGACAACTTCAGGAAGTTCGACCAGCCCGAGGTAGAGTTCTTCGAGATGATGATGGACTACTGGGAGCAGAGCTTCGACTGCGTCATCTTCTCCGACTACGACAAGGGGACCATCACCCCGAAGGTCATGGAGGTTTTCAGGAAGCTGGCGCCCATGACGATCGTGGACTCCAAGCGAGAGGACCTCCGGATCTTCGACGGGATCAACATCCTGAAGGTGAACGAGAAGGAGTACTCCTCCCAGGTCTCCAGCAAGCTCTACACCAACTTCACCGAGTTCTTCCAGTACGTGGTGGTCACCCGCGGTAGTGAGGGTGCGACCCTCATCATGTGTGACCACGCCAAGACGGTGAAGGCGGACCTGGCCCCTGGTAGGATCATCGGGGATTCCTACGTGAATCACTCCGAGGAGTTCCCAGTGATTCAAGCGATGGTCAAGGATGTGACCGGCTGTGGGGACACCCACACGGCCGCCATGGCCTTCTGTGCGCTGAAGACTCGGGACGTCCGATCGGCAGTGAAGTTTGCGAACTCGGCAGCAGCGCAGGTGGTCCAAAAGTTTGGTACATCTGTCGCCTACCTGTGATATAATGGAACTGTAAGGAGGAGTACATGGCGCTGAAACTTGGAAAGACGGTCCTGGTGGAGATCGTGGCGATCGTCCAGCGGGGACTGACGCAGGGGATCGACATCTCCCAGCAGCTTCGGGACATCGAGCTCGACGATCCGTCGGACGGCACGATCGAGCTGACCCAGGCGTACGTGGATCGTAGGGACTCCGACCCGGACCTCTACTGATGCCCACGTACATCTACGGCTGTGACCCCTGTCAACAGACGATGGAGGTCGTCCAGTCCATCAAGGACAAGCCGGGGTACCCTTGTCCTTCATGCGGGGAGAACATGTACCGCGTGATCCAGTCCACCTCCTTCGCCCTCCAGGGCGGCGGGTGGGCCAAGGACGGGTACTCGAAAGGAAGAGGCAGATGATCGGTGTAGTTTTGGGAATCCTGTTGGGACTCGCGGTTGCATACGGTGCCGTCGCGTCCTGGCTTCTGGTCCGAGCGAGCCAGAAGCTCCTCCAGTTCGACGATCTGGTGAACTACCTGGTCGACGACGTGGAGACCAACGTCAGGTACTTCGATGAGCTGACCAACACTCCGGTGCTGTCCAACGCGCCAGAGATCATGGACGCCAACAAGAACATGGCGACCATGTCGGCACGGCTCGACGAGTACCTCAGTCGCTTCGAAGAACTTACAGGGACGAAGGTCCGAAAGCTCACGGTTCCGAAGCCACCCGTAGCGGTAGGCTAGAAAGGTCCACGATGGCCCAGTATTTCACGAAGCAGACGGACGAGTACCTCGCGAAGTTCATCAATTCGACGGTGGTCGAGGAGAAGCACGAGGTCTTCGACGTACACATCCGCCCGGCTTTCGAGAAGCTGGTGGAGAACCTGATCTACGTGTACGGCTTCTTCAGCATCGACGACGTCGAGACCTTGAAGAAGGACTGCCTGGCGAACCTGTACGAGATGATCCCGAAGTTCGATCCGAACAAGGGGACCAAGGGATTCTCGTACTTCAACGTCATCGCGAAGAACTGGTTCATCCAGAAGACCCGTGAGAAGAACAAGCGCAACCGGCTCGAGTCGGACCTGTACTATGATCTCGACCACGAGATGGTCCGCTCCGACCCCAACTTCACTCTCTCTCCCCACGAGGACAAGGTCGAGGAACGTGAGTTCTGGGTCGCCTTCTACAAGGAGTTGGAGTCCTGGAGGAAGAAGCTTACGAAGAAGACCGAGACCCAGGTTCTCGAAGCAGTCATCTTCCTCATGCGAAACTCAGATCTAGTCACTATTTACAACAAGAAGGCCGTCTACCTGTACCTCCGGGAGATGACCGGGCTGAACACCAAGCAGGTCGTGGTGAACCTGAAGAAGATCAAGGGCCTGTTCAACGAGTGGAAGGACAGGTACTTGTCTACCGGAGAAAGTGAAGAGTGTCAAAGCAATCCGAAGATCTCATCGACGAGGCGCACGGCAACCTAGGGGAGGATCGTGCCAAGATCAAGGAGTTCACCGAACTCCTGAACAAGGCCATCTCTGTCGGCGAAGACGTCGACCCACTCGCCAAGATCGCCCTCGCAGAATCCTTCGCCCGGCTCACGGGCGAACTCACCAAGAACAACTCCCTGCTCATCGAGCTGGCGAAGCTACGTGCCAAGAAGGAGTCCGTCACCAAGGGAAAGGGTGAGGGCTTCGACGAGGACGAGGCGGACACCATGTTCGATGAGATCGAAGGAGAGGAAGCGGAAGACGACGGGAGCAACTGATGGCGGATTTCAGCAAGACAAGTGACGACGAACTGAGGGTGCGCCTGGACGCGCTCCTGAAGCGCCTGGACTACAATCTCAAGTACGTCGCGCCCATGCTCAAGAAGATCTCGGACGATCGCTTCGAGGCTGCGACGGTCGTCGAGGAAATGAAGAAGAGGGGGATCGATCTCGATCCCGGAAAGGATGCCACGTCAACCACAGTATAATGACTACTACCGGCGCCCGGAAGTATTTCTCGCAGAGCTCCTGCAGAAGTACATGCGTGGCGAGCTGGTGGAACACGGCGAGGCCGCACCGGTCCTGTATCGTGCGCTCGTCGTTGCCGTCGATGTGGTAGGCGGCAAGCTCGAGAGTCCGCAGCCAGGCAACAACGACAAGGTCAAGCACGTCCTTCCCAACGGTCAGTCGGTCGACGTCAAGGCACAGGTCGGCCCGCTCAATCCCAAGAACTCCATCAAGGCCAGGCTGCTGACAGGCGGTCGAGACCAGTTCTTCTCAGATCAGAACCTCCGAGTGTTCTGGCCCTTTTTCCCGGAACACGTCAGCGTCCCCATCAAGCCCGGTGAGCATGTGTACGTCCTGTTTGAGGACCGTGACATGACACACGGCCTGTGGGTGGGCAAGATGCCGGGGCACGAGGGTGTCAACTTCAAGTCCGGCCAGTCCACCTACAAGACGGACGACGATGACACACTGGCCTCCAAGTTCGACGACACGGCGGGAGCAGGCAGCGGAGACGGTCCGAAGTACAACACCGAGCTCGAGGCCAGTATGTCCGGGATCAAGGACGGTCGCCTCGCCGACAAGTTCGATGACACCAAGGGCGGGGGCTAATGTCCTACGACATGGTCGAGGAGGACGTCCCTCCGTTTCAGGTCCGTGTCGGTGACTACGCCGTCCACGGTTCCAACAACAGTTCACTGATCCTCGGTCGCGATCGTGCCAAGAACGGTCCGGCCACGGTCGACGACGGGCTTGGAACCGTCGACGATGGCGGAAAGGGGAAGGGCACCGGAGTGGCCCACCTGGTCGCCGGTCGCAAGGACAAGAACGGGGATCCGGACTTCTCCAAGGACATGTCGTTCCTGTACTTGGCCATGAAGACCAAGCTCGACGACAACCTGAACATCTCCACCAAGGGCGACGCCAAGGTCCCCAAGGACAACGACGTCCCGGCTGGCGTCATGAAGTCCGACAACGTCCGGGTCATGTTCCGCAAGAACGCCATGATCGTGATCGAGGACAGCACGAACTTCGTGTTCGTCGACAAGGACTCGGCCATCATCAGCATCGCGGACGGAAAGAACTACATCAAGGTCGAGAAGGACAAGACCACGATGAAGATCGGCTCTGCCGCCAAGGTCGTCATCGACGGCGGCGGGAAGAAGGTCACCATCGACGTGGACAAGTCTGGCAAGATCGAGCTGTCCGAGGGCGCCGCCAACCACATCCTTCAGGCCGAGGCTTTCCTCGACAAGTTCGACAACCACAAGCATCCGACCGGCGTCGGTCCTTCTGGTCCTCCGCTCGAGCCACTGAAGCCCCAGAAGGACCAACTTGCCTCGACGGGAGCTTCCAACAAGCCAGAGATCGTGATTCCCTAATGCCGTACGTACAGGCAGATCTCAAGTCCAAGATCAAGGATGCCCTCCAAAAGCTCAAGGATTCCAAGGACAAGAGCTCGACGGCTCCCGTTCCGAACGACGAGTCCTGCGACGCCCTGGCAACTGCCTACGACGATTGGGCAATGCTTCCCCTCAAGGCCTTCAGCCCAGTCGTCCAGAAGTCCGCTCTGAAGTCCGCTCTCTCCGCTCCGATGTTCGCGGGGTGGGGACCGGGCTTCATTTCCTACTGGACAGGTTCTACGGTCACCGTCCCGGCCACCACCTCGGGGCTCATGGGTCCCACCTCCGCCACCGCTGGAGCCACGATACCAGCCGACATGGCCCAGATCATGCTGGACTTCGCGAAGAAGGGACAGGAACCTTCTTTGGACGATGTGGCAGATAAGATTGCGGGCGTTCTATTTAAAGCTACAAACCAGCTGATCTACATTCTGGTGCCAGTCCCACCGTCGCCAACTCCGACGACGCTGCCGCTGGCAACGGGTGTACCGGCTTAAGACTAAGATGCCTATTGGATTGACAGTTCCCTTCACGCAGTCTACCGGTTCGCTGGGCGTTCTCGCCTTCACGGACGACGAGGTAGAAGCGGCCAAGCAGAACATCAAGTCGCTCCTGGTCACGAACTGGGGCGATAGGCCCATGCATTTCCACCTCGGCTGCAACTTCGTGGAGTTCCTCTTCGAGCCCTTGAAGAACGACGTGCTCCGTCAGAAGATGTCCGACCGGGTGGTGGACCAGCTCCAGAAGTGGCTTCCTTTCGTCAGGCTCCAGGACCTGGTGATCACGTTCCACGAGGATGATTCGAGAGTCCCAGCCAACGGGGTGGGGGTCGCCATGAAGTTCTTCCTGGTCAGCAAGCCGACCAACGTGGCGTCTCTGTTCCAAGTCGTCCCCGGCCCCGGGGGAGGGTAAAGTAGATGCCGGCACCGAAGCAGAACAAGACCGCCTTCACCAAGGACCAGACTGTCAAGTACCTGAACAAGGACTTCCAGGGGTTCAAGCGCGACCTCATGCAGTTCTCGCAGGCGCACCACTCGGGCGTCTTCCAGGACTACAACGAGTCATCGCCCGGTATGGCGATCCTGGAACTCCAGGCGTTCATCGGGGACATCCTCTCGCTCTACCAGGACATGCAGTTCGAGGAAGTGAAGCAGGAGTCGGCCCAGCAGATCGAGAACGTCGTGTCGTTCGCCAAGTCCCTCGGCTACCGTCCGCAGGGAAAGCGCGCCGCTCGAGGCAAGGAGACGTTCTTCGTCGAGGTCCCGGCCATCACCGTCAACGGCCAGTCCATCCCGGATGACTCGTTCGCCCCGATCCTCCGAGCCGGTGCCCAGGTCCAGGGACCGAGCAACACCATCTTCGAGACGCTGGACGATGTGGTCTTCAGCGCCTCCAGCCCGGACTACCCCCGTCTCGTTACCGGCTCCCAGTTCGACTCGGCGACCGGACTCCCGACCCACTACGCCATCCGCAAGGACATGGAGATCACGGCCGGTCAGACGATCGTCGAGACCTTCAAGATCACCAACTTCGAGCAGTTCCTCCAGATCAAGCTCAGCAACCCGGACGTGATCGAGGTCCTCTCTGTCTATGACTCCGAGGGGAACCCCTGGACCGAGGTGGACTACCTGGCCCAGGAAGCGGTGTTCGACGCCGACGTGAACTCGGACCTGACCGACAACACGGACGTGCCCTACCTGCTCAAGCTGGTTACCGTCCCCCGTCGGTACGTCACCGACCGAGACCCGACGGACAGCACCACCTCCCTGATCTTCGGCTCGGGTGACGGCGTCAACTTCGACGACGAGCTCATCCCGAACCTGGCCGACTACGCCCTACCGCTGGCCGGTCGTCGGACCTTCGCCTCCTTCGCGATCGACCCGCAGAACTTCCTGAAGACCCAGACTCTGGGACTCAGCCCGTACAACACGACGCTCACCGTCTCCTATAGAGTGGGTGGCGGACCGCAGACGAACGTGATCGCCGGCAGCATCAAGACGGTCACGAACGCCGAGCTGGACTTCTCGACCACCTCGTTGGACGCCACCAAGAAGGGCGCCGTGGTCCAGTCGCTGGAGTGCATCAACGTCCAGAAGACGGACGGTGGATCTCCGGAGGAGACCATCGGAGAGGTCAAGGCGAACTCGGCCGCCTTCTTCGCGGCGCAGAACCGCGTCGTCACCAGGGAAGACTATATCGCCCGCATCCTGACCCTGCCGGCCAAGTTCGGCAAGCCGGACAAGGTGTACGTCCGCCGGGACAGCATCAACCCGCTCGCCATCGACGTTCACGTCCTGGCGCGTGACGCGGACAACCACCTGCAGCTGGCGTCCGCCAACCTGAAGGCGAACATCGCTACCTACCTGACTCCGTATCGGATGATCACGGACGGGATCAACATCCTGGACGCCAAGATCATCAACCTGCGGGTGAAGTTCGGCGTGACCGTCTCCCCGAAGGTGAACCGGACCGAGGTGCTGGCCAAGTGCCTCGCGGTGGTGCAGGACTACTTCGACATCGACTCGCAGCAGATCGGTCACCCCATCGTGGTCTCCGAGCTGTCGGCCAACCTGCAGGCGGTCCAGGGAGTCATCTCGGTGTACGAGCTGACCTTCACCAACGTGATCGGAAACGCTCCGCTGCCGGGCAGTCAGATCACCCTGCCCTACTCCACCACGAGGTTCGACGTCTCTCACCAGCGTCAGAACGAGATCATCTACTGCCCGCAGGACTCGATCTTCGAGGTGAAGTACCCGATGGTGGACATCCAGGGAGTGTCGCAGTAATGATCTTCAGAATCTTCCCACAGAAGGACACGTGGATCACCAACCTGGTCCGCCAGTTCCCGACTGTCCCGGTCACCGGCTCCAACTTCGGCGCCAGCGAGATCCTCGACCTCTTCAAGAAGGCTGGAGTCTCCGGCGCTCTCGGATGGAACGGGAGCTCGAGTCTCGGTCACATCCTGATGCAGTTCGACCTGGGAGCCTTCCAGGACCTGACCGCATCGTTGCAGGCTCCGGAACACCCGATGTGGCGGCTGAATCTGAAGGATGCTCGCCACGCCGAGACCCTGCCTTCCAGCTACGACATCGAGATTCTCTCGGTGACGACCGCCTGGGACGAGGGTCCGGGCTTCGACGAGGAGACTTTCCTCGACCTCGGACAGGCGAACTGGGTGCAGGCCAAGAAGACCACCTACTGGACCACTCCCGGCGGCGACGTGGAGACCGGACTGATCGACACCTTCCACGTCGACCAAGGACCGGAGAACGTCGATGCGGATGTCTCCACCCAGGTAGAACGCTGGTTGGGCATCAACCCGCTTCCGCTCAATCCGACCAATGGGAACAACGGGTTCCTGCTTCGTGTGTCATCCTCGCAGGAGGTAGACCCGTTTGACTACTTCGTCAAGAAGTTCCACGGTCGGTCCACCAACTTCCTGGACCGTCGCCCGTACCTCGAGGCGCGTTGGGACGACTCCATCAGGGACGACCGTTCGAACTTCGTGTTCGACAACTCCGGCACGCTCTACCTCTACAACGAGGTGCGCGGCCAGCCGGTCAACATCCCGGGGATCACGTCCGGTCCGGACTGCCTGACCGTCCGCATCGAGGATCTGAGCGGGACGTTGTTGGTCGCTTCCGCAAGCTGGACCGGTCAGCCTGGAATCTACAGCTGCAGCATGTTGCTGCCGACCGGCTCCTACTCGGGATCGGTGTTCTCGGACATCTGGTTCCTCGGCAACCGGGCCTACATGACCGGCAACTTCATGCCGACAGACAACTTCGCCCAGCCCACGTTGTCTACGGGCCGGTTCGAAGTGGACATGCCGAACCTCAAGAATGAGTACTCGGTCGATGAAGATCCCGAGCTGCGGGTCTTCGTCCGTCCGTTCGACTACAACCCGGCCGTCGTGAATACCGGGTCGGTCTCGCCGGTGGGGACCATCATCAACCGCGGCTACTACAGGATCGACAACGATCGGACGAAGGAGCAGGTCGTGCCTTTCGGCACGGGATCGTACCAGGGCGGGACCGACTGGACCCGTCTCAGCTACGATGGGAACGGAAACTACTTCTCGTTCTTCATGAGTTGCCTCGCACCGGGGCAGGTCTATCGCGTTGTCTTCCTATTTGATCAAGACGGTCGGAAGCAGATCATCGACCGGGGATTCAAGTTCAGGATAACGTGAGGACAATGCAAGCTCTAGAGATGGAAGACCAGGACCAAAAGACACCGGAGTTCAGGTTCTCGACCCGCAAGAAGTACGAGGAAGCGCTCGTCCGTCTGGCACAGGACGGGGACGATGAAACGTACGAGGCTCTTGCAGAAGAGTACGTCCGATTCTGCGACGCGGAGATGAATGGCTAGCAAGCTCTTCTCACTTTTCGATGACCAGATGAAGAAGCCCGGCGAGGTCGTCGCCGGTACTGCGCAGAGCCTTGCGACCATCTCGGTCAAGCCGGAAGAGCAGAACTACATCATCGGCAAGCTCCGCCAGTTTCAGGTGGCAGAGTCCAAGATCGACTACTCCGATTTCAAGAACTTCGTCTTCTTCAATTCGGCCCTCGACTACTTCAACCTCACCGCCGAGAAGATCCTGAACGAGTACCCCTACGACGCCAGCATCGACGTCATCGACACGTTCACGTTCGACCTGGACCCGTACCAGAGGTACCTCTCCAGCGTCTGGCCGAAGAACACCGGGCACCTCAGGTTCAATTCCGCGATCTCCTCCTCCTTCATCTCCATCGTCGACCTCGGTCAGATCTACGGAGACACACGGGCGGGAACCACCCAGCAGGCCGGCATCCTGAGCCCGGGAACGGGTTCATTGGCGGTGGAGTTCTGGTGCAACCTTTCGGGCGCCTTCACGAACTCGGCCGCGATGGTCGTCATCCAGAAGGTGGGCGCCACGGGAGACGGCTACACCGTCTACGCCTCGGGCAGCAACATGACCTTCCGGATGGTCTCGGGCTCCGTGACCTCCGAGGTCTCCGCCCCGAGGACGGACGGACAGACGACCTACTACGCCTTCGTCTATGACCGGACCAACACGAATTTCCCGGTCCTCGTGGCCTACACCGGTTCGGCGAACATCTTCCCGACCGCGATCGCCTCCGCCTCCAGCCTCATCGGAGGCCCCATAAACATCGCCAATGCCCAGGCCTATATTGGCAGTGGTACCCTATCCGGGAAGGTGACGGCACTCATCTCCGGTGCCCTCGATGAGGTGAGGGTGTGGCGTTCGGCCTTGCAGCTGGCGGATTTCACCGGCACGTACAACATCCAGGCCCATGCCCAGAACAACCTGATGGGTTGCTGGCACTTCAACGAGTCGGGGTCCATCAACCCGGACGACGGGAACGACCCGCTGGTGCTCGACTTCTCGGGTCACCGGATCAATGGACGCATCATGAACTACTGGACCGGCTTGCGCGGGTCCGGATCCTTGATCCCCTACGCTCAGCCGAGCCTCATGCTCTCGTCGTACTTCAATTCGCCCGAGGTGCAGACCCTCATCACCACCCAGCAGGCTTCGGGAAGCGCGTTTGACCGGGTCAGTGACAACATCATCACTCGGCTCGTCCCCGAGAACTTCCTGAACCTCGAGAACCTGGAGAACACGCAGGTCCTCCAGAACTTCCTCTACATCCTGGCTCGCAACTTCGACCAGATCAAGGTGAAGATCGACCAGTTCACGAAGGTCCTCCGGGCGAACTACACCCAGTTCAACCAGACCCCGGACGCTCTGCTCGCCGACATCGCCAAGTTCTTCGGCTGGGAGTTCACCGGGAACTTCCTCAGCGCGGATGCGTTCCAGTACCTCCTTGGCAAGAACGTCCTGGCGAACCAGGACGCGAACAAGGAGCTGGACGTCAAGCTCTACCAGATCAAGAACGAGTTCTGGAAGCGTACCCTCGTCAACCTGATGTACCTCTACAAGAGCAAGGGTACACGGGAGAGCGTTGAGTCGTTCTTCCGCATCTACGGCGTGAACAAGAACTTCGTTCGCCTGAAGGAGTACGGCTACAAGCCGAACGTCGGCATCCAGACCAGCCGCATCCACGCCGACAAGAGCGTGTATGCCATGGTCTTCTCTGGTAGCCACGGCTCCGGATCGCTGACGGGTTCGGTGACCTCCGTCCCGTTCACGGGTTCGGCCCTCTCGGCAGAGGTGAGGTTCTCCTTCCCGCTGTCGACCAGCACCGAGCTGACCCCGCTGATCACGACCGGATCGCTCTTCGCTCTCTATCAGACCGCTCTTTCTTCGAGCGGTGGCATCCTCGTCCCGACTGGTTCACAGCAGCTGGCGTACCAGGTCTACTGGACGACGCCGTTCGTGGGCAGCGAGACAGGCTCCCTGTTCCTGACAGGAAGCGAGGGGCTACTCAGCATCCCGAACATCCCGCTCTTCAATGAGCAGTGGTACAATGTCTCGGTCCACCGGAACTCCCTGTCGGGGACGCTGAACCTTCGCCTTCACCGCCTGAACTACGACGAGGTCGACGTCAACCTGTCGGCCACCCTGTCGGCGCCGGAGTCTTCAGGAAGCTCCATCTGGCAGCTCGTGGTCGGAGCCGCCAACAATCTCAAGGCCCAGGGGTGGATGCAGGAAGCCCGTGTCTGGAACAAGGACCTGACGAAGACGGAGATCTTCGATCACACCCTGAACTTCCAGAGCTACGGAGTCGACTACCCCAACGACATGGGGGCATTGGCCCTCCACTGGCGCCTGAACGACAACGCCAGCGCCTCGATCGGGGGAACGATCTCGGGCCAGAACATCTTCCAGGACATCTCGCAGAACGGCATCACAGGTTCGGGAGCCGGCTTCTCTCCCCTCCGTGCCCCATTCGAGAAGTTCCTCTTGGATTACAACTACATCGCCTCCCCCGACTTCAGCTGGAACGAGGACAAGATCCGCATCCTGCAGAGCTCGGAAGTGAAGCCGGCAGACGTGACCTACGACAACCAGGCGCTGGCCCTGGAGTTCAACATGATTGACGCCCTGAACGAGGACATCTCCCAGGCGATCTCGACCATGGACAACTTCAACAATGCCATTGGCTTGCCGGCCAATCGTTACCGGGCGACGTACCAAGACATAGAGGTCATCCGCCGGCAGTACTTCAAGCGGCTCCAGGGACGGCTGAACTTCAGGGTCTTCGCGGACATGCTGGAGTTCTTCGACAGAAGCTTCATCACGATGGTGCAGCGTCTTCTGCCGGCCCGCTCGATCTTCCTTGGAGACGAGTTCGTGGTGGAGAGCCACATGCTGGAGAGGCCGAAGCTCCAGTGGAATTATAGACGTCAGACCGTGCCCTTCATCCCGGAAGGCGTGATCACAGTCTACGTGCGCACCTAGTTATAAGACGGAGAATCTAGAAGATGAGCAACTGGGTCTACGACGGAACAACCAACTCGGGGTCGCTGAACTTCCCGAAGACAGACGGGACGCCCATCCCTGTGGGCGGAGATCCGACCAAGTTCGTAGATGCGGTGGACTACAACGTCGTGAGCCAGGCGCTCACCGACATCCGCTTCGCGATCACGTCAGGAAACTTCTTCGGGTTTGGCACCCGGCTTCCCTCGGGATCTCTTCCCACGGGCGCGGACATCACGAAGGACTTCATTTTCCTCCGCCAGGACGGCGCCATCATCCAGCACAAGGGCACCTTCGGCGGGGCGACGCCGGGTGACTTCGTCATCGCCGCCGCCGCCGCGAACGTCCTCTACCAGCAGTACTCCGAGATCGTGTTGCCGACCGGATCGAACCCCAGCACCACGCCGGGATTCCCGTTCGGCTCGTCCGGCGGAGCGATCGTCTATCTGAAGAACAACGGACAGCCAACGGGGCAATCTCCCGCCGTGAACCGCTCGCAGCTCGTCATCAGGTGGTCCATCGACGGTACGGAAACGATCATCGCGGAGAGCCCGGCGATCTAACATGGCGGACGTCACCTGCACTGACTGTGGAACGAAGCTCGGGGAGGCCCTGGACGGACAGGAGCCCGGACCTCGCGCCCACGGTTGTGTCGACTGCTGGATGGACGCCATGGGCGTCGAGCGGGAATGGGTGCACCTCGAGAACCAGCCGCTCAACATCCAGCACATGAGCCCCATCACCACCCTCTACGTGGTGAAGCGCGGGCTCTTCGACGCTGTGGTGGACGCGGACGACGACCTGACCGTCACCCTCTGCCACGAAGATTTGCGGAACGCGCCGCTGCCCATGATGATGGGAAACCCCAAGAGGAAGCTGATCAACGGACAGACCCAGATCGACGGGCTCTACGTGCGCGGGACAGGAAACTTCTGCCTGCGCATCGACGCCACCGGTCATGATCCTGTCTACACGCACAGCTTCAAGGTGACCTAAGGTGCCGGCCTTCCGCGGAAACAACACCGGAATGTTCGATGCCGTCTACGGAGACGGTACGGACGGCGTCGTGTCTCTGACTTCCGACACGGTCCTCATCCGAGACGTCAACTACGACATCCTGACCATCGGCAAGGGTGTCCGTATCTTTTCCAACGGTTTCAAGATCAGGTGCCGTCGCCAGTGTTTCATCCTGGGAGACCAGTTCTCGCTGGCCACCGTCTCCAACGACGGTTCCAACGCCCGCAACTCCAACGGTTCGACCGCTGAAGTCAGCTCCTCCGTTCCCGCGGGTACCCCTGGAGGTCCCCTGGGATCGACCGGCGGAGGTGGGCGTGGTGGAGCTGGCATGTACAACGGCGGCTTCCCGTCCGGATCTCTGCTGCACGATGGTGGAGCGGTGGGCACGCTGGTCCCGGCGGTCGATCAGCCGACCAACCCGTTCTACTTCCTTGGTGGAGCGGGCGGACGTGGCGGCGACGCGCAGGCCTTCCTTTCAGGAGCTCTGACGACCTACACGGGCGCGACCGGTTCTTCTGGTTCTGTCCAGACTGCGACGCTCAGCGGCCTCCATGACTTCTTCGCCTCCATGACCTGTGGGAACATGGGACTCCCTTCGGGGGCGACCGGTTCGTTTGTCCCGTTTGCGGGTGGCGGCGGTGGCGGCGCCGGAGCGTGTGGAAATTCTGGATCGATCGGTGTCCGTCCGCGTTCAGGCTGGGGCGGTGGCGGTGGTGGAGTGGTCTACATCGCGGCTCGTGATCTCATCTTCCTGGGGAAGGTGACGGCCAGGGGCGGCAGCGGAGGAAACAGCTTCTCGCGTGGAGCAGGCGGTGGCGGCGGCGGCGGCGGGTTTGCCATGTTGGTCTACTCGTCGCTCCTCCTCCGGAACAGCCTGAAGGACCAGATAGACATTTCGGGCGGGGCGCCCGGGATCGGTTTCTCGGGATCGGTGACACCACCGAACTCGGGCTCAGCCGGTTCCTTCTTCACGTATAGGATCTAAAACATGGGACTTCGCGGACCAGGCGTAATCGACGCATTCTACGGTGACGGAACGGACGGCGACATCGTCGTCACGGGGACGCTCGTCCTCCACCGGGACACCTACTACAACAACGTCTGGATGAGCTCTTCGGTGGTCGGCGGCGTGGCTCAGCTCCCGCAGATCTTCCTGAACTCGTTCAAGCTGTTCGTGTCTACGAGAATGTACTTCATCACCTCGGGGACGCTGGACTGCTCAGGGACTCCCGGGGCGACTCCGGCTGCCGGCGTGGCTCCCGGCCTGGGATCGCTCCCCGCTGGAGGCAACGGGGGCACCGGTAGCGTCGGCAACGGCCAGCCTGGTTTCCCCCCATCCACGCTCTCCGCGTCCTTCGGAGGGACCGGTGGACAAGGTGGAGCAGGCGGTGGCACCACGGCCGGCGCGGCCGGGATCGCTGCCCCGGTCCAGCCCACTTCTGGATCTAACCACAACTTCTTCTCCGCTCTGACGGGCTACATGTTCGGTCAGGCGGGAGCCTACGGGATCGCCGGCGGTGCCGGTGGTGGAGCAGGTGGAGGAGCCGGCGCGGTTCAGGTCGGAGGGGGCGGCGGCGGCGCCGGAGGGACCCTGATGGCGGCCGTTCGAGAGATCATCTCGGCCGTCCCGTCTGGTTCTATCCTGATGGTCCCGACGGGTTCTTTCGTCTGGAACACGGGCATCTTCGTCAGCCAGAGCGTCGGTCCGATCGCTCCGCTCCAGATCCCGTACCCGAATGCCTACGAAATCCACGTGACCGGGACCTTCCAGGCGAACGGTGGAAACGGGGGAGCCGGTCAGGCCGGTGGCGTCACCGGCGGTGGCGGAGGTGGAGGCGGCGGAGTCGTCATCGTCGTGTCATCCAGAACCACGGGATCGTTGGTCTATCAGGCCAATGCCGGACTCGGAGGACCTTCGAACGGCGGTGGCGGTGTCGGCTCGAACGCCAATACGGGGTCGGTGTTCCTCTTCACCGTCTGAAAAGCGGTCTCGGTATCTATTTAGACCTGAGGTCAAGGGAACTTAGAAAGAATGGCTAACCAGTTCATCACAAACCAGACTCCGGCGACGTACGCGTTCTGCATGTACAACCTGCTGAACACGATGTCTGCCGCGGGCTGGAGCATCATGGCCTGGTCGGACGGGACCACTGTCCACAACACCGGGACGATCCCCGGACCGTATCAGGCCGGTCCAGGATCTCCCGATCCCGTCTTCCCGCTGACCGGAACCTTCTCGAACACCGGAAACACCGGTGCCAACGGGATGGACAACAACAACAGCTGGTGGGTCATGCGTCAGCCGAAGGGGACGGGTTCTGTCGGAGCATACGCCGGAAACCGCATGCTCGTCTTCCAGCGCGGCACGAACGACACCCTCTGGAGGATCAAGTACTCGGTCGGTCCGCTCGCCGGAATCAGCCACGTTTCTCAGTACCAGTTCGCGAGCGACGCGACCCACACCCCGAGTCTTTTTGCGAGCGTGGTCCAGGACGACGCGACCATCTGCGGTGGCGGTTCGGATGCTTCCCCGACGTTCCAGACGCTCTTCGGTGCTGGTGCTCCTCAACGTGGAACCAGTCGATTCAACGTCATGGCCAATGACGGTCTGGCATTCGAGACCAGTCCGTTCGCGATCTATGCTGTCGCCTGGAACGCCGGCGCGGGTTTCCCCCCATCGATGGCGTTCATCTTCGAACCGATGACAGCTGGTTCGACTGCTCCCGGAGAAATCGATCCCTTCGTTGTTGGTTGCAGCTCTGTCAGCCCTGGAACCCTCAACGGTTCGCTCTTTCTTTCGACCAGTAACCCAGGCTGTGCATGGATCACGGGAGGTAGCAACAACGTCACTGGTGCATTCGCCTGGTACAAGTACGGACAGTCGTCGGCAGCAGTGCAGAAGCTGATGCCGCAGATTTTCATATACTGGAATAGCGGTCTGGGGGCTACCGTGTCTGTCCCCGGAAGCTCGGTCACTGGAAACCCCATGTCGACGAACCCAGTCAACTCGGATGACGACCTGTTCCCTATGGCCTACGGACGTCCTCCCGCGTTCGGCTCGGGACCCGGAGGATACAAGGGTGTCGGTTCGATGATGAAGTGGAACTCGGCGGTGCGTGCGACGGGAGACACCCAGGCGCAGGCGACGGTCAGAGACCGAATCATCCTTGGATCCGTCAGCGTCCCGTGGGATGCTTCGGTTCCGACGCTCTAGGGAGAGACCATGCAGCATTTCAATACAAATTCGACTCCTAGCAGCTGGGCAGACTGCATGTTCCGGTTCTGGCAGACCCTTGCCAGCGCGGGTTGGCAGACGATCGCTTGGTCGGACGGAACCACCCCGCACAACACCCCGATCGCGAATGCATACCCGTATTCTTCGGGAGCCATCGGATTCACGACTGCCGGCGGCGGCACCAACGGGGTCGACAACACTCGTGCCTGGATGGTCATGCAGCAGCCGCCTTCGAGCGGTGCCCTGACGGTCGGAGGAAACTACGCCGGGACCAGGCAGCTCGTCTGGCAACGTAGCGCCGTCAACAACCAGCAATGGCGTATCAAGTACTCGTTCAGCGGTGGTTACACGGCCCCGTCTGTGGCCGGAACCGCGACGAACACCCCCGTCATCAATGCGGGAATCGGAGACGAGGCTTACATCGCCGGTGGTGGTTCCGACGCTTCTCCGACGTTCGACCAGGTTTTCGGAGCCGGCACGAACGGCGGTTCTCGTTTGAACGTCATGGCGGATGACGGGTTCTTTGTCAGTGGTTCGAACTCGTATCCCTACGGATTCTACCTGATTACGTGGACCGCAGGAGCCTCGGCAGGTACTGAGACCGAGCACATGATGGATCCGATGATTTCCGGCAGCGCTCCCGCTGGAGATATCGATCCTTTCGTCTTTCGCCGGATGAGCACGGCCATCAACAACTCGGTCCTGAATCCTTACACTGCCCAGCAGTTTTTCGGCAGGGCCGCCAATGCTAATGGTGTAGCGCAGTGCTGGTTCAGGCTCCACCTGCAGGGCGCACAGTTCACGGGTCTGGCAGGAGTCTACTATACCCGAGGAAACAGCAACAACGGATTTCCCAACTCGTATCCCCAGCAGACCGGCGCCAACATAAATTCGAACGAAGACGACTTGCTTCCCGTGATTATGGCCCGCGGGGCAAGTGTCGGGGGATTCGGCGGATACAAGGGACTGAGCAGCCTCTTGCGGTACACCTCGAGCATCAAGACGACCGGGACCTCGATGTCTGTCAATTCAAACAGAGACAGACTCGTCGCCAACACGGTCACAGTCCCGTGGGACGGGTCATTGCCGCTGGTCTAGGAGATAGAGATGGCGTTCTTCTTCAATCTAAATCAAACTCCGGCCAACTGGGTCGGATGCATGATGCAGCTCTGGCAGGTCATGGTCTCCGCGGGCTGGACGGTCCTGTCCTGGTCTGACGGTGCTGTCGGCGGCGGGACGACCCACGGGTCTCCTGGCCAGGGTTTCCTCGGGTTCTCCACGAGCTCGGCCGGAATCCCGAACTCTACCGCCGGTGTAGTCGGAAGCGCCAACAATCCCGACGCCTGGATCCTCATGCAGCAACCGACGAGCAGCCTGAGTCGCGGTCTTCCTTACGGTGGCACCCGTCAGTTTACGTTCCAGCAGAGCAACGTGAGCACCCGTACGCAGTGGCGTGTCAAGTACTCCTTGAGCGGTGGGTACTACCCGGTTCCCGGTTCGACGGGTTCCGTGACCGCCACTCCTTCGATCAACCCCGCCGTCAACGATGAGGTGATCCTCTTCGGCGGTGGTACAGACACGGTCCCGACGTTCGCGAACTGCTTCAACAACGGTGGAGCCTGGGAAGGGGCGGTCCGCTGCCACTGTATGGCGGACGACGGGACGGGACCGTCGGGAAGCATCCCGGATTCTCCGTTCTCGTGGCTCATGTTCGGAGCGAACCAGGGTGGCAACACCACGGGCATGAACTTCACCGGTTTTCCGATCAACTTCGCGTTCATGTTCGACGCGATGGAGGTCGGCACCGCCGCGCCGCAGGACCTGGACCCGTTCATCACGTACCAAGAAAACAGCGGCGGAGCTTGGTGTTTCAACAACGGAAACAACAACTGGTCCGCCGCCAGTAACAACAGCTCGAACAATCCCAGTGGCTGGATGCGAAAGGGACAGACCAATCAGGCGTTCACCAGACTTCAGGCGCTCATCCCATGGACTGTCGAGACGGCGGCTCTGCCTGGTTCCATGGGAGGGAACCACATAACCTTCGCCGATGACCTCATTCCTGTCGTGTACACCAGAAACGCCAGCGATGGCGGTCTGACCGGGTACAAGGGGATCAGCTCTCTCGTCCGTTGGAACTCTACCACCAGACAGACCAGCGACACCCTGAGCATCTCTCAGCCGGGATTTTCCCGTGACAGGATCATCGCGGCGCTCGTCAGTCTTCCCTGGGACGGATCATCGGTCCCGGTGATCTAAGGAAAGGAGGCGTAGGTGCTCTCCTACAAGGATACAGTACTCGGCGACGGTCCGATCCTCTTCTGGAGGCTCGACGAGACCGGTCTTGTGGATCCGGCACACATCTCGGACTCATCCAACAACGGGATGACCGGGACCCTGTATGGAACTGCCGCCATTGGCACGACCGGGTCTCTCACGTGGAACGAGTACTACACGGGCGTTCCTTCGGGAGCGTTCTTCGCGAACTCCACCTCCCCCGCGCTCATCCTCAATCCTCGAGACAAGTTCACGGGCTCGTTCGACATCAGTCCGGCCAACCCGACGTTCTCGGTCGAATGGTGGTACAAGCCGGTCTCTTTTTCCAACTTCAACAACTTCGTCGGTTTCGCCAACTGGGGGTACTTCACCTGTCACAATGACGCGAACGGGGGAATGTACTGCGGCATCCAGATCAGCGAACGCTTCACTCCTATTGACTGCGCGCAGTTCCGTGTCGGCGGTACCTACCTCATGTCCTTCACATACGACGGCGCGATGGCTCGTATGTACCGGAACGGGGTCAAGATCGCAGAGAAGACGATGTCCCCGCCGACCCAATGGTCAACCTATCCGGCGGGTGGTTTCAACGGCTGGATGGGTCTCAATTCGACCAACAGCAACGCCTGGAACGCGACGTTCGACAACTTCTCCATCTACAAGACCGTCCTGACGGACGCCCAGATCCAGAACCACTACCAGGTCGGGATCTCGGGAACGCAGGTCTACGGGAGATATGAAAGCGTCATCCAGCTCTCCAACCCGACTGTCTACTATCGTCTGGGTGACGCGTCCGGTTCGAGCCCCAACATCAAGGACCACTCTCAGACGAACGGGTTCCCCGGTACATTGGTGGGTGGAGCCAATGGGGTGATGTTCCAGCAGCCCAGCCTGGTGGACGGCAGGGACACCGACGGTGGCATCAGTGGTACCTTGGCCGGAAACTCCCCCTACATTCTCACCCCGGCTTCCACCGGCCTCGGTGCCGGTCAGTTCAGCGTCGAGTGGTGGCAGAAGCCGTCGGCATTCCCGACGGGCAGTGACATCAACAACACGATCGGAACGGGCTTCACCAAGTTCTTTGCGGGCATGTGCTCCGGTTCTGGCGAGGCTTTCTGCGGCATCAACAGCAAGGACATGTTCACGGCACGTGATCTCCAGCAAGGGTTCTTCCAGCTGGGACAGGCGGCCCACTATGTCTTCACCTATGACTCCACTTACGGGTACATCGCGAAGAACGGCAAGATCATTGCTTGGAAGAAGATGCAGCCGTCGGTCGCCTGGGGCGCGAACGGCTTCGCGGTCGGTTCTGGTTCCTGGGCGGGTGAGTACGACGAAGTGGCGGTCTACAACAACGCGTTGTTCTACGATGAGATCTACGCGCACTACCTCTATGGTCTGGGAACCGCGTCCCTTCCCGCTCCGTCGATCTCTGGAGCGCTGGCTTTCAGCGGCTCCGTCTACGGGACGGGCAACAAGATCTTCAATACTGGTGGGTCCTACGTCCTGCTGTCGGGCAGCAACTTCCAGCCCAACACGAAGGTCTATGTCAGCGGGGTGCAGTGTCAGCCGTTCAACGGCCCTGTAGACCAGAACCCGTCTCGTAATCTCATCGTCGGAAACAACTCGGGCAAGCGCCAGTTTGCTTCGGTCGCCATCCCGAGTTCGAGCGGAAGCCAACTGCTGTTCTACGCTCCGACGGGAACCCTGGGACCGGCCGACGTGACGATCGTGAATCCGGACGGCCAGTCGGCGACCGGATCGGCCGCAGTGACCTTCGTGACTGCCTCGGACCCGTATCACGCGCTCGTCATCGCGGACCAACCGAATCTCTTCTGGAGACTGGACGACGGCTCGGGATCGTACCACCTTCCGAACTACGTCGCCACCGACGCGAACGACGTCATCTACTGGAGGTTCGACGAGGCAGCGGCTCCGTACCTGAGCACGGGAAACGGAAGCAGCCTCCCCCTGAACCCTCCTCCGACTGTCACGGCGGTCACTTCGACCCTGGGAATCTTCAGTGGCGCGGTCGCATTCCCTGGACCTCAGAACTCCCCGTACTATCTCGACACGGGTCCGACCGGGACAAACATCTCAGAGAACGCCAACATCACCGCCGGATGCTGGGTCTATCTCTTTGACTACGGCTTCAACTTCGGAGGAGGATTCGGAAACTTCGCTTCGATCCTTGGAAAGGCCTACCGGCCAGACTCTTCTGTTTGGGCGGCTCCTTTCTGGACGTGGAACCTCCAGGTTTTGAACGACGCGACCGGTCGACTCTTCGGGCAAGTCTCTGTCGCCGGAACGTCTCACGGCGTCGAATCGAACTTCGTCATCCCGCTCAGGCAGTGGTGCCACATCGGTCTGACGTATGACGGCACTACCTTGACCCTGTACGGGAACGGTGCACCGGCTCCCCAAGGAACCGTCGCCGGCGGTGGCGCCATCGACTACAGCGCACACGGTCCGTACCGAGTCGGTGGCGGAAACCCGATCAGCTCAGTTCAGAGTTCGCCGAGCGACAACCTTCATGGACTGGTCGATGACGTCCGCATCGCCAACATCGTCCGAAATGCGACGTACTTCACCCAGTTCTCTGGTAGCGGAGGACCTTCTACGGTCGCCGACTGGTCGAACCACGGGTTCACCGGGTCTGTCTTCATCGGAATGCCGAACTTGCTCTGGCAACAGCCGGGACTGATCCGTCCTCCTGCCTTCGGACAGCCGGCGAACCTGGCGATGACAAACATTGCCAGTGACGCCCCGACTCCATTCATCGCGCATACCGGTGACCCAGCGGGACTTGCGGCCCCGTGCGCCGCCGGGATCGGGTCGGGATCTGCTCCGAATGCCATCACGAGCTTCTCTGTTGAATGGTGGGCTCGCCGAGACGTGATCCCGCTGGTCGTGCCGGATCGCGTCAACTTCCCGTCATACCGTTTCGGTTTTTCGCAGGGACAGTTCCTCTACAACATCACTCGCGCGGATGGGCAGGTGACTGTCGGAACAGATGCTGCTAACTCGATGGTCATCAACAACTTCGTCGAACCGGTTGTTTCGACGCCATCGAAGGCTCACCACTACTGCTTCACGTTCCAGGACGCCGGAAACCAGACGGGCACGGGAATCATCTATCGAGACGGTGTCAGCATCTTGTCGAACAACATCCAGAAGATCCCGACTGGTTGGCAGGCATTCGATGCCACCGGACCGTTCTCGGGAACCTTCGATGAAGTCGCTGTCTACCCGTACGCCCTGACGCCAACTCAGGTGGCGAACCACTACTCTACGGGTCTGATCCCCAGCAACGGTGCCACCGAGTCTTATTTCTACTCCAACTTTGCTCTGAACGAGGGGTTCCCTTTCGGTGGCGGTGCCGAAGACTTCATGTGGCCGAGCCTGAATGTCCCCTCCAATTTCTACACGGGATCCATCGGGACCCTGCCGAGCCCAGGATACATCGGCGACCTGATGTGGCCGCTCCTGTCTCCCGTCCAGGAAGGAGCTCCCGGGTTCTTTGGTGCCGAGCAGCTGTTCGATCTCGTTACCCCATTCCGTCTGCAGGCGATTCAGGGAGCCGGCTTCCTCGATAGCCAGCAGAACGTTCAGTACCTCTGGAACATCGGTTCGGGGTCCGGTGGCGGCGGCGGAGGAGGGGGCGGGCCTCCGACTCCTCCCGCCCCGGTCATCCAGAACTTCAACCCGGGTGTCGGAATCTCCATCACTTCCGGAACGATCCTGTCGTTCGACGTGGTCGACGCCAACGGCATCGCTCCCGTCTACGCGGCCATCCTGGCGAACTTCGTCGGTCAGCCGGTCCAGGAGCTCGTGTACAACAGTGTGAACTTCAACGCCCAGTACTCGAACGTCCACAACACGATCACCCCGATCTCCGGTGGATTCCACTTCACCCTGCTGCGAGATGGTGGTTGGCCGACCTCGGTTACTTTGACCCCGATCGCCTTCTCGTCGGGCAGCGAGAACACCTAGTTATAGACGATGGGACTTCCTACCTCATACAGCTGGCCGATCCCGGTACCGACGGGAAGCGCCCCGCCGCCCCCGTTCAACCCGGGTCCGCCGACGGTGGCGCTGCCGTCGTTCAACGATCCGAGGAAGAAGCAGTTCGGTTCGGGCATCCGGTTCGCCAACGTCCCGGGTGGCAAGTCGACCAACGCCCAGCAGCTGAACGGCAAGGGGCAGGTCTTCCACGTCAGCACCGTCATCGGCGCGATGGGTCACGTGGACATGTTCAGCGACAAGAGCGGAGTGGTGCAGAGCCGCCGTCGTGCAAACTTCCGGCCCGTTCCGGCCGCCGTCCGCCACTTCGAGATCAACGGGTCGGACCGTTTCGGCAACCCGATCACCCCCGGAGTGGGACAGTACCCGCCCGGATTCCAGTTCGTCACCATCGATGACGGGTTCTGGAACAATGCCCCGCTCCAGAATGTCATGTTCCCGGTCAGCCGGTACATGGCCCTGCAGCTGACGGGCAGCAACTACATCTTCAAGGCCGGCGGTCTCGACGCGACGGGTACCCCGTCATCGGGCTCTGAGATCTACAACACGGGTTCGAGCCTCTGGATCAACATCCCTCCGATGCCGGGACCGAAGTCCTACGGGGCGATGGCGCTCCTGCCGAACGGAGACGTCCTCGTCCTCGGTGGATCGGGAAGCTCGGCGGCAGATTCGACCGCCTCGTTCCACTACAGCCAGACGGCGAGCGTCTGGTTCCCGACGCCGTTCCTCAGCTCGGCCCTCTGCCCCCGCTACGAGTTCAGCATGATCGCCCTGAACGACGGACGCATCTTCGCTCCCGGTGGATGCGGTCTTCTTTCCGGAACGAGCCAGTTCACGGGTTCGGAACTCTTCATCCCGTCGGGGACCGGCGGTGTCTACGCCAACCCGCGGGTCGAATACTGGACCGGCTCGGCCGGTATCCCGCTCTACCCGTTCAACCGGGAAGGCTACTCGCTCACGAAGCTGAACGACGGGACCGTCCTCCTCCTCGGAGGTCATGATCCGCTCACCCTGCAACCCTATGCCCATGCCCTCCGGTTCGTCCCGAGCAACATCTCGCTCCCCGGATCGAACGGGAGCTGGGTGGTTGAGCCGTCCATGTCCTTCGCACGCTCTGGCCACCGTGCGATCCTTCTGGATGATGGGAAGGTGCTGGTGGCAGGAGGTAATGGGGGGCCGGAGTCGAACCTCGCTGGACGTCTGCCGTGGCAGGTGGCATCACAGTACGGCGCCCGAGCAGCCATTCCCGATGCCGAGGTGTTCAATCCCGGACCGGGAGTCGGACCGGACGTCGGCTGGAGCGGATCGATCTCTACCCATCTCGGAAGCTTCACTGGTTCGGACGGTGGACGTTACATCACCGGTTCGTTCACCTGGTCCCAGCCGCTCATCTACGGGTCTGGTTCTTGGTCGCAGGCTGGTCAGATGCGGAAAGCCCGCACTCACTTCTCCATGATCGCCCTGAGACACGACGCCGCCGAAGGCCGGGTCCTGGTGGCCGGAGGGTTCAACGACGAGACCTACCTGAGCGGGGCGGAGATCTTCGACTACGAGCATCGCGGGTGGCACGAGGTCACCCACATGCAGCAGCCGTCGGCCCGCGCCAGAATCTTCAACCTGAACCTCGACACCAGCCAGTCCCCGTGGGTCTTCATGATGCCTTCCGGAGAGACGACCGGGTCCCGTCCGAACGCCCTGGCTGGAAGTCAGGTCTTCCAGACTAACGGGTGAGGCCTATTTAGACCGATGTCTCGCATCTTCGGATTCTTTGATCTAAGCGGAGCACTCTACACGCCCCCGCCCGTCCACGGCGCCCAGTCTACGACCTACAAGACGGGAAAGCTCGGCGTGATCACGGGCAGCCTGAACATCCGCCGTGGCCGCCAGATCTCCCTCTACAATCGGGACCTGGTCGGAGCCGCCTTCAAGTTCGAGACCGGAGAAGGTCCCAACAAGACGCTTTCGGGCACCTGGGGCAGGATCCCCGACCCGACCGTCTACGAGCACGAGATCGCCACTCCCCCGAGCTGGACCCAGTACCACATCGGGAAGAAGCACGCGTTCCATATCGCCGCCCTCAGCTCTTCCCACTCAGAGGTCAGCCGGCTCAACAACTTCCTGTCGGGAAACCTCCCGTTGGAGACCGGACCTGTGCCGGCCTCCGCTTCGGCCTACTACTCGAAGCAGCAGCAGCTGGTCTACAAGGTCTACAAGCTCTCGGCATCGATCGACCTTCCGGTCGACCCGGTCGTCCTCGAGCGCTACCCGAGCCAACAGGAGATCGGAGCACCCCGCGGCGTCTTCGATCCCGTCTCAGGAAGCTACCGAAACAACAGCTACTGGAACCCGGCGATCTTCACGATCGACATCCCGGACCGTGGCAAGATCCGAGACATCCGCGTCTGGGTGGAATTCGTCCATGACGTCCGCGGTGCGAACGGCACCGGCAGCCTCACCGGCTCTGCCTTCGGCGGCGTGGCCGTGACGTCCTCCGCCTACTACAGGGGTGGCCTCGGCGGCATCCAGGTTGCGCTCCGATCCCCCAACGTGACCTTCCCCTATGCCCACCCCCTCTGGAACTCTCCCAACGTGGCGAACTTCCAGAAGCGTCCGCCGGAGCTCCAGTCCGGGATCGACGGCAACCACCCACAGTGGTACACCACCGGCACGATCGGAGTCAACGTCTTCGGAGACAAGTACCAGCGGGTGCCCGAGCTCCTGAAGAACTCGTACCTCCTATGGGCGGGACACTCTGTCGAAGACGACCTGGCGATGTCCCTGTCGAACCAGGCGGGAGGTCCTGCCGGATCGCTTCCTCTGTCCCCGCCGCAGTCGACAGATCTCGTCCCCTACGGAGACGTCAACTCAGGAACCCTCTACCTGCTGAATCTTCCCGGCGGTGGCTATCCGAACGGGTTCAATCCCATGTACGCAGAGTGGGACAGCGACATCGACATGCGTACGGTCTTCTGGGACGGTTCGCCGATCCCGAACCCGCGCGACCTAAGCCCGCTGTTCCCGAACCCCGGACCGTTCAACGCCAACACGGGCGGGAACCTCTATGGTTACACCCTGAGTGCCTCGGCCTTCCCGTACTCGGGATCGACTGCCGCGAGATCGCTGTGGTACAACTCCCCGAACTCACAGGCTCTGGCCCAGGCGACCGCCGCCCTCGGACCCATCGGTCTGGGTTCGACCTATAGCGACTACAATCCGACCCCCGGAGGTTTCGGTTTCCCGTGGTTCTATGACGGTCGCATCCCGTTGGGATCGCTGTCCTCCGGCCGTGGAACGAATGCCTGGCTCGCCGGACCTCCGCCGCTGGGATGGCTGACCTCCGGAAACCTGCAGCCCGGTCCGGGAGAGTTCCCGACGACCACTGGTTCGAACCTCGGCCCGGCCAACATCCGGCCCGTGTACAACGTCCTGGACGACCTGTATGTTCAGAAGATGTACGACGAGCCCTACGGCGGAATCAAGGCGGCCACGGTCGGTGGCTTCACCCAGTTCCCCCAGCCGATCTTCCCGACGCTGCCGCCCCAGCACGCCAAGATCGTCGGATTCCGTCCCGGTCTGCGCGGTACGGAGATCAACGGCAAGTGGCAGCTGATGATCGGCATGTCGGCAGACTTCGACCCGGGCCTGGGCATGATCGCCAACCAGCGGGCCGGCATCTGGTTCCGGCAGTTCCGCCTGGAGTTCATCATCGACCAGGGACAGCCGCCGGTCAGCTTCATCCACAGCCGGACCCGGAAGTACAAGAAGCCGTCCTATGTCCCCCAGCGGGACGGGAACAGGCGCGTCCAGATCATGTCTGGTTCCGCCCAGTGGGACATCGGCATCAACTACATCTTCGTCCAGCAGGATCCGGAGTACGGACGGTCGATCGGGATCACGGACAACACCGGTTCGGACCCGAACTTCGCGGTCTTCACCCGGTTGACGGGCGCCCTGGCCGACATGCTCTTCGCCTCGGCTTCTCTCGGCCCGGGTTCTGGAACGGCCCACGCGATCTACAGCTACCTGAACAATGACACCGGGACGCCTTTCATCCCGATCTCGTCTGGATCGGGTATCGCGCCGGCCTTCCAGTTCTTCAATACCCAGGATTTGCCAACGAAGTCAATCATTTCCTCGATCATCAACCCCCGTCCGGCCATCCCGCAGGCCCACACCCTGAAGGACACCGTGACCCGACTGGGAGGAGCGGCGAAGATGAGCTCGGCTCTCTCCTTCAAGTTGCTCAACATCAGAAAGTCTACGCTCGAATAAACCGAGGGTAGGCCTATTTAGAAGGATAAGATGGCCGGATTCCTCGACAAGAACACTCGGGTCGTAGACATGGTCCTGACAATGGAAGGGAAGAAGCTTCTCTCCCAGGGTCAGCTCCAGTTCGTCTATTTTGCCCTGTTCGACGACGAAGTGGACTACGATCCCTACGTCAGTCAGAGCGGATCGTTGTCGGCCCAGGCCCTTTCGGGGACGAAGAACGACCTGATCGAGATCCAGCCCGTCCGAGAGGCGGTCTCTGGATACCGGACCGGGTTCAACATGAGCGGGTCGGATTTCACGAACGTCCACCGTCCGTTGTTCACGATGAGGCAGGGTGCCCAGTACCTTCCCAGGCTGACGGCCTCGGACGCCCCGCATGGCCCGTCGAACCTGGAGATCAAGCAGCAGAAGCACCAGATCCTCTATACGAAGACGGACCAGTACGGCAACATCGTGCAGCAGCAGGGACCGATCGACCACGGGTACGACCGGTACGATTCGCAGGACACCCGCTTCCTCATGGAGCTCCTTCCCCTCGAGGTGGCCCCGGACAAGCAACACCAGGAAGGCGTCCTCGTCCGGGTCTTCAGGACGGGAAGCGAGGGCATCGTGGAAGTGAAGGATCGTCGGGACACGAACAACGACATGGCCTTCAACAATGATCTGATTTTCTATGTCGGCACCAGGCCGAAGGTAAAGGCGCGTGGCGGTAAGTAAGTCTACAGGCTTCAGGACCGGGATCAACGTCCACGGGAAGACCCGTGAATCGATGACGAACGGCTCGTCCGCGCGCAAGTTCACGAGCAAGGACCAGTTCGAGAACAATGACTCCCAGGACGGGAACATTACCTCGAACGCCGAACATATCGTCGATCACGCCTCCGGTCTGAAGACGACCGCCATGGTCGTGGCCCAGGCGGGAGCGCTCGGTTTGGCCCAGCTGCAGGCCATGCGCGCCCAGCTGCAGGGGATCTCCCCCAACGGTCAGCCGAACGGTGCTCGTATCCCGGCCTTCGACGATCATGACCTGAAGGTCCAGCAGGGAGCCTTCGCCAAGGACATCGGGTCTGCCCTGGGCACCCACCCGGTAAACTCCATCCAGAAGCGCCTGTTGGCCCACACCGCCGACCTGGTGCAGCACTCGGTCAACAACTTCCTCCCGGTCTCTCTGAAGGGGCACGGGAAGTCCGTCAACACGTCCGTCGCGGACATCGACCACATCACGGTGGAGATGAACGTGTACAAGGGCGTCCTGGATCTGTTCTTCGCGACGGTCCAGTTCACGGTTCCTCAGGGCACGGTGGCCGACGGTTCCCTCAAGGCGATCCGCATCTTCCGCGCGACCGTGGACAACCCGGACTTCTTCCAGCGGACTCCGGCCCGTCTCTCGGTGAACGCCATCGAGAGGCTCTGCGCCCACCCGCTCCGTAGTCGGGCCAAGAACCAGGACTACATCGGGCAGTACGAGCGGCAGCTGTCGGACATGTCCATCGACAACGCCCTCTCGGCCCTCAACCCGACCGACCCGCTCCGGAACCTCCGGGTGCAGTCGCAGGACGAACGGCTCACCGCCACCGATCACCACTCGGCGCAAGACCGTCCGAACTCCGAAGTGGGCGACGCGGACCTGGCACCGTTCATCGACCCGTCCAGCTTCAAGAGCCTGGACAAGTCCGTGAGCGTCAACCTGAACTCGCTCCGGAACCTGCAGCTGCAGAACCCGCACCTGGCGGCCACCCTGGCCCCGAAGGGCGTGCAGGTCGGTTCCGCCGCCATCATCGCCAACGCCTCCAAGCTCGGTAAGCAGGCGCTCCGGAACAACCGGACCAACTTCGCCCAGCAGAGCACCAGCAACTTCATCATCGACCAGGCGAACAAGCTGGAGTTCAAGGAGATCGCCTTCATGTCTCCTGACAAGCTGTCGGGACGGCTGATCGGTGACACGGTCGAGTACACCTTCGAAGACTACACCATCCACTACGCCAAGTCCTACCGCTACTACATCGTGACGGTGGACAACAACATGGCGGAGAGCACCCGCTCCAAGATCGTGCAGATCAATGTGGACGGTCTTCGCATCCCGCAGGCCCCCACGAAGGCCGGCGGCTTCATCCTCGGCAACGCCATCTCCATCAACGTGTCGGTGGACGACCTCCTGGTGGAGAAGTTCGAGATCTACCGCAAGGAGCTGACCGGCATCCCGAACACGGGCAACCGGAAGATCACCGTCCTGAACGGTACCAAGGGTTACCACCTCAGCGAGGATACCCGCCCGCCCCTGCCGAACGGCTTCACCCAGGTGGGCGAGGCCCTGAACAGGACGAATGTCGGAGGGGTGTTCTACGACCGCGACACCAAGCCCGGACACAAGTACGTCTACCGGGTCTTCTCGGTCGACATCTTCGGAAACAAGAGCGAGGCGCCCAAGGAGTTCCAGATCTTCTGGCCAGAGAACGAGAAGCACGTGGACCTCGCGACCCCGCACCTCCTGGCAGAGCTGGACGCCTTCACCGGCCAGATCAAGCTCACATTCCAGTGTGAGGATACCCGGGTGACACGGCTCTTCCTGGCCCGTCGTGACACCAGCCTGGGACAGTCGGCCTTCGTCCCGCCCGGACAGATCGAGCACATCAAGCTCGGTCTGACAGACCACCTTCGTGCCGGTCACCGTTTCGACGACGTCCGCTTCGGATACGACCCGGACCGAAAGAAGCTTTGGAACGGTCTCTTCGAGAACCACCAGGAGCAGATCGTCTTCCAGGACGCCGCCGTCGTGACCGAGCACACGTACCAGTACCGGCTCCACGGCATGGACAAGTTCGGCAACGTGACCCCCACCGCCATCTCGCCGTCCCTGTTCGTGGCCGTGGCGGCCGCCGTCTACGAGCCGCAGAACCTGCAGGCCACCACCCAGAACTCGGGCAGCCAGGTCACCGGCATCTCACTCACGTGGCAGGACGGAAACATCGACATCTCGGCCGAAGACCTGGTCGGAAACCAGGAGCAGCTGCTTGAGACCGCGTCGCGGACCCTCTATCAGGTCCAGCGCCGGCACGTCGGTGACGACAACTGGTACAACTTCCCGATGGTCTCGAACAAGAACTTCTTCGATGCGGCCGCCCCGCCCATCCAGAGCATCGCCTACCAGACTCCGGTGGCGCTGGTGACCCCCACGGGCTTTGCGGAGCAGAACTACCTCAGGCAGATCGGCACCCAGCAGTCAGCCTCGATCGCCAGCATGCTTGTTCCCGATCCCCAGTCACCCCCGCAGATCGTCCAGAACGAGTCCTATGCCTACCGGGTGCAGGCGTTCCAGTCGGGAAACTTCACCTCGAACTTCAGCGACGTCATCGTCATCAACGCCTCGGTGCCGGTGAGCTCGGTCCTGAACTTTCGCGTGAAGCCGACCGACAGCAAGTCCCGTCCGTTTTACGTGGCCCTGAACTGGGACACTTCCACGGCCTCGGGAGTCGTCGATCGCTGGGAGATCGAGCGGGCCGTCGTGAACAATGTGGCCGCCGCCAAGCTGAACAACCTGAATGCCTCCGACTTCGCCAACCTCGAGTACAACCCGTTCCGGACGGTCTACTCGGAGTCCAGCCGGTTCCGGGAGCGGACCGACGATGACGCCGCCCAGGCTGGCTTCCTCGGAGGAGCCGGGTCCCAGGGTCTGTTGTCTGGCCAGCACCACTACATCGACCAGTCGGTCGACTTCGGGAACACCTACTTCTATCGGATCCGTTCGGTCTCGGTCGCTGGTGGCCAGACGTCCGACTGGGTCTACCGGGCCATCAAGGTGACGGACGATTCTTTTGAGAAGAAGATCGACGTCATCCTGACTCCGCAGGAGAAGGTCACCCTGTCCGCCACTCCCGATCCTATGATCTCCAAGGTCAACGTCCTCGTCCCGAACATCGCGATCCGTCCGACGTCCTTGACCGTCCGTTCGATCCCGCCTCCGGCGGCCATCGCGCTTCGTGCGCCCGTGCGTTCCATTCCTGCCCCGCCTCCGGCGGCGATCCGAAAGGTCTCGCCTCCGCCGGCCCCGTCCGCCCTGTCGTCCAAGGTCTTCCTTTCGACGCTCAGCCGGAGGTTCTTCTAAATGATCAATCTCGGAGGAGGATCTAGAGGAGTCGTCGTCGGACCGCCCACGGGCGTCCGCCAGCCTGCTGCGCCCCGGCCTACTCCTGCGCCTCCGAACCACTCGGTCCTCGTGCCTCCTCCTCCGGTGTCGCACCAGGTCATCATCCAGCCGCCGATCGTCCCTCCCAACCTCACGGCCAACCAGAAGACCATCTGGGACTTCGCCGATGTGATGGGAACCCCTCCGGCATCGATAGGGCAGGATTACCTGGACAAGTGCAACAAGGTCGCCGCCCTCCTCGGAGTGCCTTCGGGAGTGGCCCAAAAGACCCTGGCGATGGTGGCCCTTTCTCCGATTCACACGGTCCAACCGGCCATCTCTGTCCAGCGTGCGCTGCCGACTTCCCCCGGGATGGTGTTCCCGTACGTGAACGTGGCTGCGCCTTCCTACTCCCTGATCACTCCGACCGACACGAGCGACAGCGTCGCCGTCCGCAACGCGTCCATGCAGGCCCGGAACAACGTCTTTGACTTCATCAACCGGACGTCCGCCTTCATCGCCCAGGCTTCCAACCAGGGACTGCAGCCGCCGGACAACCCGTTCGTGCTCATCTCGAACATCCAGGCGGCCCGTGAGGCCAACGCCAAGCGGGTCGGAAACTCCGGCCTGGGCCTGAGCATCACCTCGACCGACGCAGACACTCTGGTCTTCAACATCGGGGCCTATGTGGACCTCCTGACCGCCCAGTCCCAGGGAAAGCTGGACCTCACGAAGGTCACGAACGTGGCCGCCCAGATCAATTCCTTCACCCTTTCGATGGACGGGTACGGCTCGGGCGGCAACCCAGCCACCGACCTGATGAGGTTCCTCCCATCGGCCGACGAGATCCGGGCCCAGAAGGACCTGGAGCTGCTCTCGGCCTTCGACTTCAGGAAGCGTCAGCCCAAGGTCGTCTTCACGGCGGACTTCCAGCCGGGTGACGAGCTCCAGGGCATGGTCATCGGGTGGAAGAAGATCCCGGACGCCAGTGGCTACATCCTGAAGCGTCGCGGGGTGTTCGACAACACCGAGCGTTCCATCCAGGTGAGCAACAAGGACCTGCAGATGTCCATGGACCACCTGCGGGACTACCTGAACGCGCACATCCTGACCTTCTACGACACCATCGACGACACCCAGGTCTGGGCGTACCTGGACAACTCCTGCTCGCCGGACCAGTACTACCTCTACACGGTGCAGGCATACCAGATCCAGAACGACGCCAAGGACCAGCTCTTCCAGGTTCCGACCAACCCGACGACCCTGGCCAACACGGCCCGGTCCAAGGTGCAGTCGACCCTTGCCCAGCTGGCCCAGCAGTACTACGGATCGCCCAACACGGACGACATCAACCCGTGGCCGATCATCTCGTTGCAGCTCTTCGGGAACAGCCAGTTCGACTGGATCCTCGCGGCCGTCAACGGACGGGCCTCGGTCAACCGGAACGACTCCAACCTGGACACCCGTCGGTTCTCGTACCTGGGCGCGCGCCTGTCGCACCTCTTGGACTTCATGGACCGCGGTCTCTTCGTGACCCCAAAGAACGTGAACGACGTCGTCAAGGCCGTCACGGACAGCGTGAACAACTTCGGCGTGAGCCAGACCATCGCCGAGATCCTCCACGAGACCGGCATCCTCTACTACTTCGAGGGGACGGAGCAGCCGAACCCCGCCGGACTGAACCGCGCCGGCACCCTGAACGTCGGGACCAGCCCGCTGCTGAGCGGCATCATCGCCGCGGTCGATCCGGAGACGGCGACACTGGACCTCAAGACCCTGGGGACCAACCTTCCGGCCCTGCTCAACAACAAGGGACTGGCGACCGATCGTTCTTCCATCACTGGTCTACGACTGGGCCACGCCGGTGGGACGGGAGGGAACGTCCACGCCACCCCGCAGGAGATCAACGTCCCGGACCCAAACGTCACCAATGACACGGTCACCCAGGGAGACGTCCAGTACCTGAACCAGCTGCCGGCCAGCCAGAACGGCATCATCGACCTCACGACCTACGACGGTCTCAGCGACCTGACCAGGACGATCAGGCTGTTCGCTGACGAAGGTCCGAACCGTGGCGGCGGAGACACGACGGCGCAGGGAGTCACCCAGCCGGCTCCTCCCCCGCAGTTCGTCTACGTTCCGCCGCCTCCTCCGGCCACGGTGTTCGTGCCGCCTTCGCGGGTGGCGGGTATCCCGGTCGCACCCCCACGCCAAGCTCCGCTTGCCAACCGTGATGACAACACCACCGTCCCGGTCGGCATTCGCAACAAGCTGTTGAGATAAGACATGGCGCTCAAGCTATTCTCAGGACTCGGACTGTTCAGCCATCCCTTCGATGTCGAGGGGCAGGCTTCGTCCGCCGTCATCCAAGGAAGTCCGCTCTTCGGGACTTCGAACGCGACCATCACGGTCGATCACGTCGCCACGCCCGTGCTCGGGAACATGGGAATCCCGAGCATGATCAACAAGGTGTTCCCGTCGCTTCCGAGCCCGATCACCGTCTTCTCCCCGCCGCCGCGTCTTCCCGCCCCGCTCTCATCGAGCCCCAGCCAGATCGGACCGGGAGCCCCGTCGTTCATCACGACCACTCCGGCGGTACAGCCAGAGCTGGTCTCCATGGAGTCCGGTCCGGCGACCTTCGAGACGATCTATCATGATTTCGACATCGAGGTCTTCCCGACCTACAACTTCTGGGTCCCGGATGAGCTGAACGACGACACCCAGGCCGTCGGCGACCGGAAGATGGAAGACATCCCTCGGTTCAACCGCATCGTGTGGAACTCGGCTCCTGACCTGGCGAAGCAGTACGCCGTCAAGCCGGCGACCAACAAGCGGGACGACACCAAGCCCATCCAGTTCGGGACGGAACTGCGTCGTCCGACCGCGGTCACCACCAAGGGCATCAAGTTCACCCCGCAACACCTGAACGACTTCGCTCTCATCAAGCAGAGCCTGGCGAACGGGCACATCAGCCCCGGTACCATCCACGCCGTCGTGGACATGCCGAGCAACACCTCGGGGATCAGCCATCCGGTGGTCTCTACGGAGCCCTACGCCTACCTGGACGAGGACACGTTCCTCCAGCACCCTGACTTTGCCGGCATCTCCTTCGAAGAGATGAAGGCCAACATCCACTCGCTGACCAACGGTGTCATGTACGCTGGCCGTGTGAACAACGAAGCCATCTCGGCGGGCAAGACGGACGACAAGACCAACCTGTTCTCGGGGAAGTTCTCGATCGAAAAGCCCCCGACCCAGGGTGGTTTCATGTTCATCCAGGGTGTCCACGCCTCCAGCCCGCCGCTGGGGTTCAAGGCGAGGACCGCCAGCTCCGGAGAGTCCATGGCCATCGCTGTGGACCCGATCCTGGAACACCTGCAGAAGATCCAGGCGCCCGAAATCCAGATCCCGGTGGACACCTCCACCCAGATCCGGGCCAAGTTCATCATGCCGAGCATCGGTGGTCTCCTCCAGCCGGAGAAGATCAACACCATGCAGACCCCGGAGCACGCGGAGAACGCCGTGGCGCTGGCCCAGTTCCTCCCGAACCTGGAGGTCCTCCACGCTTCCGGCCTTCAGAACCACCCACGGCAGATCGAGATCCCGGGATTCGCGTCCCCGCCGGGCCTCTCCCACATCGAGTACGTGGGTTACGTCCTGGAGAAGTACGAGCGGAACTCGAGCGGGGCCTTCGTCCTGAAGGAGACGATCGACCTTCCCCACATCGACCTCAACACGTACATCGATTCGAAGATCAAGTACGCGCAGGTCTACCGCTACCGTATCCGGGCCATCCTCCGCTGGACCCGTCCGAGCTACATGGGCGTCATGGGACCGGAACCGACCTTGTTCTCAGGCCACACCAGCCAGACGCAGGCCCTCGCCCCGTACCGCAGCTCCTATTTCAACGGGGAATGGAGCAAGACCTGGGCGTACGGCATCGTCATGGACACCGTCGCTCCCTCTCCTCCGGACGAGATGACGGTCCGCCCGGACTCCGCCCGGAAGCAGATCGTGGTGAACTTCAAGCTCCCCCTGAACCAGCAGCGGGACATCTACTACATGCGCCTCTTCAGGAAGCTCCAGGACCAGAACGGGTCGGACCTGACGGGCTGGATGGAGATCGGGAGCAAGTGGGGACCGGAGAACGTCCTCTTCTACGACACGGACGTGGACTTCTTCCAGAAGAACCACATCCGGTACGTGTACGCGGCCCAGACCTTCACCAGGCACAACGAATACAGCCCCCTCTCAGACCAACTGGCGACCCGCCTGAACCAGGACTACAACACCTATGGTGAGTATGGGGTCGATTTCGTGAGCCAGGCTGGAGTGAAGCTGGAACTTCACGGTGCGTTCGCCACCTACCCGTTCCGGAGGTTCTACACGGAGACGGTTGTCCCGAACGACGCTCCCTTCACTTTCGCGGGCCGAGAGGCCAACGGCAACATCGCCCTGGACAACTCGCAGTACTACGTACGTCTGGAGTCTCTGGACACGGGGGAGATCAAGACCTACCCGATCCAGCTGGTCTACAACAACCAGAAGACCCGGGTAGAGAACCAGAAGGTGGCGGTGGTGGTACCTTCCATGAAGATGCCGACCGCCAGACCGCAGCCGGTGGGCAAGAACCCGACCCCGCCGCCAGTCTTCCGGGACTGGATCCCGAACCAGAACCTTCCGAAGACCGCTTCGTCCCTGAAGGCTACGGCGAAGAAGGTGTTTATGCCGCAGGGTATCAAGTAGTCTTAGTCGATTTTGGGCTGAGAAGAATACTTAATCTCAGCCCTAGGAGAAAAAGAGATGGGATTTCAGGACAACAGTGGAGAGATCTTCATCGACGCGGTCCTCACAGACCTCGGTCGAGAGAAGCTTGCCCGAAACGACGGCAGCTTCGCGATCGTGCGTTGGAGGTGCGGAGATGACGAGATCGACTACCGCTTCTGGAACGAGCTGACCGGCTCGGATTCCAAGGATCGTAAGATCTTGGACACCCCCGTCTTCGAGGCATTCACCAACGAGAACTTCGCTCTGAAGTACCCGCTGGTGACCATCCGGAACGCCCGGCTCCAGTACCTCCCCGAGATGCAGTCGAAGCCGTCTTCCGTCACCCTCAAGGAGCAGACGGACTCGGTCGGCGGTGGCGTCTCGGTCATCGTCAGTCAGCAGATCGCCCGAAGCCAGACGATCCTCCCGGCCGAGATCGTGGACGTGAACTACTCCGTGGAGCTGGACAACGACATCATCTTCGTCTCCGACCAGATCCCGGTCTCGATCACTCCCTTCGGCACGGCGAAGTACATCGTTCCGGCCGACTCGGGGATCCAGACCGCCGCCGGCGGCACCCAGTGCACGTTCAACCTCCGTGTCCAGACTCTGACCACCGAGATCTTCGACACGATGGTCGGCGCCCAGGTCGCGAAGCCCCGAACCATCAACACCACGGTCGTCGTCACCGGACAGCAGTCGGGCCTCTCGGTCCGAGTCCCGGTCTCGGTGGTCGAGTTCGCGACTTCGTAAGGAGAAGACCCAGTGAGCTTTAAGACATTCGATCTGGCACACGACGTCGCCTCCGTCATCTCGGCAATCAACGAGGTGGTCTCGGTCTCGTCGTCGATCTATGCCAACGACCTAAACGTGAAGTTCTTCACGAACATCGCGTCCGCCTCGGCGGGAACAGACCTCGGCGGGTACTGGGAGTCGGTCTACGACTCCAGCCCGACCTCGTCGCTGTCCACCGCCCTGATGGACTTCACGTACGGCTACCACACCAGCTCGCTGTTCAACTTGCCGGTCACGGTCTCTTCGTCCCAGAACGAGAAGATCAAGATCTACCGCATGATGGCCAGCACGCTGCTCGGTGATCCGAACGCGCAGTTCGTCATCAACAACACGACCCAGCCCGAGTGCTTCTTCATCATGGTGAAGCGCAACATCTCGAAGGACGAGATCAAGAAGGGCGCGACCTCGCTGGTGTTCAACACGACCGCCGTCCCCGGACAGTTCTCCGGCTCGGACGACGGCGCGGCCACCAGCTTCAAGCAGGGACCGGGCGGAGACTACGCCCCGCTGAAGTACAACGCCACCGGCTCCGAAGTCGGCCAGGTGTGGTACAACGCCGGCGTCATCATCATCCCGGACGGCACCTACCCGGCGTCGCAGACGTGGTCCGGCACCGTCAACCTGAACCAGGCCGAGGCGTCGTCCTCGATCAACCAGCTGGTCGACGGGTTCCGCAAGGTGATCGACAAGATCAACTTCCACAACCAGACCAACCTGTTCAGCACGGCGTACTTCTGCCGCGCAGAGAACACGGAGTTCAACTACTCCTCCAACCCCACCTTCGTGGACGACAACCAGCGTATCCGAGTCACGTCGGGTTCGAACATCCTGCAGACCAGGACGTACATCACGACGATCGGTCTGTACGACTCGAACGACAACCTGCTGGCGGCGGCGAAGGTCAACAAGCCCATCACGAAGTCCCCGGACAACGAGGGCATCTTCCGCATCCGGCTGGACTATTAAGCCCGGGAGGGCTCCCGGGTGAGCGTCTACTTCAAGTTCGAAGAGAAGGACATCCTTTGGGCGGTCGTAACAACCACCCCCAGGATCGTCCTTGCTTCGGGCTCGGCGGGCTGGCACGGCAACATCGGACCGTCCAGCTCACTGAGCCTGTACGAAGGCGTGCGCGCCCGTACTGACGTCTACAACGGCGCTCCCTCCGGCATCAACCTCTACCCCCTCGACCCGGTCGACACCAACTCGATCGACAAGGTCATCTTCGTCTCCGGCAGCTACCCGTCCACCGGCTCCGTCCACTTCGTCAAGGCCCGCAACACGGACGTCGGAGGGGTCGCTGGCGCGGCAGACTTCCTGATCACCAGCGACGACTGGTACCAAGAGCACTTCAACCCGGTCGTCGGACTCTTCGACTACTACTCGCGGGTCAACAGCCAGTACTTCACGGGGTCCTACGACTTCTACTCGTTGTTCTTCTGGCAGACCCTTCCCCGCACAGGATCGTTCGTCACGTTCTCCGGCAGCCTCCTGCCGACGGTCAGCTCAAGCTTCACCCTGGAGGTCCAGGCGAAGCCGATGCACGTGACCGGCAGCAACGACTTTGTCCTCCAGTCCCAGAAGGGACGCTTCAAGTTCTACATCACCGGCTCCACCGGCCAGCTGGCCTTCTCGGACGGGGCGACCATCCTGACCTCCTCCGTGGCGCTTCAACGTGGCGTATGGGCAGACTGCCTGTTCGTGGCCAACGGGTCCTCGGCGTCCTTCTACATCAACACCGGTAGCGCGGGTACGTACGCCTATACGGGTACGCTCGCGGTTCCTCTGACAGCATCGGGGTTCCTCGTGGTGGGGTCTGAGCTGATCACCAGCTCGTCGGTCACCGGCGTGGGGACATCCTCCTTCACGGCCTCGACCCTCTTCCCGTTCAACTCCTACTTCGGGTACATCTACGACTCGAGGATCTGGAGCCGGGCCCTGACCCAGGCGCAGGTCTCTGGGACCTGGAACCAGGTGAACCTCACCTCCGGTTCGGATCCGACCTTCGTCCACTACGCCAGGTTCAACGACGGACCGCAGGGGCACGCCCACCCGTACGTCCAGGGATCGGGCGCCTTCGACTACGGGTTCGGAGCCAGCCCGTTGCATGGGGACTTCCACAACTTCAACATCGCCCTCCCGGTCTCACCGACCTGGCAGCCGGTGGACAATCCCAACTCCATCGGGACCCTGACCAGAATCGATGACGAGGTGGACTTCTTCAGGATCGTCCACGTCCCGTCCATGTTCTACGGCAGACAGATCGCCACCGGTTCGGTGTACATGGTCTGCAACGCCTACATGAACAAGGGCATCCAGCGCGTGGTCCAGGACGACGGGCATGGTCGCCTGTACGTCTCCGGCTCTATGACCCGGCAGGTCTCTGGAGAGAACTTCACCGGCCTGAGGTGGAACAAGGTCGGCAACGTGTTCTACAACGAGGGCCTGATCGTCATCACGGACCCCAGCTTCTTCGACTTCGGAGCCATCGGTCGAGACGCCAGCCTCGCGTTCCCGGACACCCTCCAGATCGCGTTCTCCGGCCAGGAGAAGCTGACCACCAAGGTCTTCCAGTGCAGGATCGGAGCGGGCAAGGCGAACGGGTCCAACAACCCGACGTTCAGCTCTCTCAACATGGACCCGAAGAGCCAGTTCTACAACAAGCACATGGTGAAGAACTCTCCTCCGACCACCTGGATCTCCGCGGTCGGAATCTACAACGAGGACCACAAGCTCGTCGCCGTCGCCAAGCTCGCCTCTCCCATCCGTAAGCGCGAAAAGGACAAGCTCCTCATTCGCCTACGTATGGACTTTTAGACCAACAGAGAACACTATTTATCCCGTGATATACGGGTGGGATGTGTCTACGGCTATCGTCGGATTCTCCGCGTTCACCAACGCGGGGAAGTGGGTCTCGTCTCATCACTGCGACCTCCGCAAGGCGGACGACGTGTTCGACGACAAGGCCTCGGTCCTGAACTACAAGGCGGATCGGGTGCGAGAGTTCGTCGAGGAGATGTTCGACAAGTACTCGGACCCGGAGGGCGACTGCCACTTCGTGGAAGACAAGCTCGCCGGTTTCTCTGGCGGGGGATCGAACGCCGGAACCATCATGCGCCTGGCCGCGTTCAACGCCATGGTGTGCTGGATGATCTGGTGCCAGTGGCGGGGGGTTGGTCACATCGGCGCGATCCACCCGTCGACCGTCAAGGCGAACATGAAGACCCAGGGACTGATCATCCCCAAGGGCGGGGACAAGAAGGAGCTCACCCTGAACTGGGTGCGGGCTCACGAGAAGGACTTCCCCATCGAACTGAACCGGAATGACAATCCCCAGCCATATTGCTATGATATGGCAGACGCCTACATTACTGCTAGAGCGGGCTACCTGCTCAGGAAGAAATTCTGTCAGCATGCGCCAAGAAGTTAAGCTCGCCGCCCTGAGGACCGCCCTCCGTCAAGAGGGAGAGGTCAAGGGCGACGAGGTGGTATTCTTCTGTCCGGATCCTCCGATCGGACACGGGAATCCGCGAAACAGGCCGATGGGCCAGCTCAGTGTGAACCTGAAGACAGACTGGTTCAATTGCTGGAGCTGCGGGTTCAAGGGCCGGAACATCTATCGGCTCCTCACGGTCCGTGGCAAGACCAAGGCCTCCCAGGAATATCTCGAGGAGATGGAGGACACCCGCGTCGGTTCTCGCCGGTGTATGGTCATCGACGTACCGGAGAAGGTGTACGACCCTCCGGCTCTCCCACCGGAGTTCAAGTCCCTCTCAGTGACCTCCAGAAGCCCCTACTACAAGCAGGCCATGGCCTACATGGGGCGGAGGGGCCTGGACCTCTCCGACGTGCTCCGGTGGAAGCTGGGCTACTGTGAGAACGGGGAGATGGCGGGACGCATCATCATCCCAAGCTTCGACGAGTATGGCGAGCTGAACTTCTGCGTGGGCCGGACATTCTATGACCATGAGCCCTATCGCTACAAGCCGTATCCGATGCACCAGTGCAAGGACATCGTTTGGAACGACTACCTAGTCGACTGGACCCAACCTGTTGTCGTCACTGAAGGTCCGTTCGACGCCTTCGTCGCATCTGACAACGCGACGATCCTCCAGGGAACCATCTTGCCGGAGTCGCTCGTCCGGAAGATCGTCCTCAGCGGGGTGGACGTCTATTTTGCCATGGACGCGGACGCCTTCAAGCGTCAGCTGCAGTACATAGAACTTTTCCTCTCATACGGAATCGGGTGCCGCTACATCAGCACCCGAGGGAAGAAGGACCTTGGAGCCATGACCAAGACAGAATTTCAAGAGCGGAAGAAGTCCGCCATGCTCGTCAGGAATGAGCTCGATATCCTGAAGATGAGGGTGATGGCTTGAGAATCGCCCACATCAGCGACGTCCACATCCGGAACCTGAAGTTCCACCAGGACTACCGTCGTGTGTTCGACAACCTGTACAAGAAGCTCGAAGAACTCAAGCCCGACCTGGTGGTGAACACAGGAGACACTGCCCACACCAAGACACAGATCTCACCGGAGTTCGTAGAGATGACCTCGGAGCACATCCGAAAGGTCATCGAGATTGCGCCGTACCACATCATCCTCGGCAACCATGACCTCAACCTCATGAACTCCGACCGGCAGGACGCGATCACCCCGATCGTGGACTCCATCGGAGACGAACGCGTCCACCTCCACAAGAAGAGCGGACTCGTCGAGGTCCAGCTAAAGCACGAGGACGACCCATTCAACTTCTGGGTCTTCGGCATCGGTGACTCAGAGAACTACCCGACCCCCGAGCAGTGGGCCAAGTATAAGGAGCGCACGAACATCGGCCTGTTCCACGGGTCGATCGCTCGCTGTCTCACGGACTCGAACTGGCGGATGACCCACACGGAACACGACCTCTCGATCTTCGAGGGTCTGGACTACGTGCTCATGGGAGACATCCACAAGCAGCAGTTCATGGACCAGGAGAAGCGGGTCGGCTACGCCGGCTCTCTCATCCAGCAGAACTTCGGTGAGGACATCAACAAGGGTTTCCTGGTCTGGGACATCGAGGACAAGGACAACCACAAGACCTTCCCGGTCTTCCTGTCCGGAGCCAGGAAGTTCTACACGGTCAAGCTCGACGAGGAGCTGAAGCTCCCCGAGATCGAGCTGGAGGCCAACGCTAGGATCCGAGTCAGCCCTCCCCGCCAGCTCACCCTGGTGGAACAGAAGGAGATCGAGCGCCAGGTCCGGAAGCGGTACAACCCGCACGACGTCATCACCCTTTCAGCTGGCCATGTGGCCATGGACCAGACGAAAGTCGGCAAGAAGATGATCGGGACGGAGAACCTCCGTCAGCTTGCGGTCCAGGAACGGCTCCTGAGGGACTGGCTGAAGCGCCATGGGATCGGCGAAAAGCACATAGAGCTCTGCCTGGAGCTCAACCGGAAGTACCAGGTGAGCTTCGAGCAGGAGGACGAGTGCGCTCGGAACATCTCCTGGCGACTCAACGCGATCCTCTGGTCCAACATGTTCAATTACGGCGAGAACAACGTCGTGGACTTCAACAACATCAAGGGCCTGACGGGCATCTTCGCCGAGAACAGCAAGGGCAAGTCCTCCTTCATCGACGTCATCATGGAGGCATTGTACGACAAGGTCACGAAGAACGTCTCGAAGAACCTCCACATGATCAACGACAACAAGGACGTGGCGTCCATGGTTGCCGACATCACGGCGGAGGACAAGAACTACAGCATCGAGCGGAAGATCGACCGCGTCAAGTACGGTAAGATGAAGTTCAACGGGGACGAGAAGGAGTGGGGCAAGACGTCCTGCGACTTCTACGTCACCGATCCACAGGGCGTGAAGGAGTCCCTGAACGCCGACCTGCGTCCGGGAACGGAGCGGAACATCCGCCAGCGTCTCGGAAACTATGACGACTTCATGTTGACCAGCCTGACCTCGCAGGTCAACACGATGGACATCATCAACTGCAAGGAGACGGACCGGAAGAAGATCCTCTACAAGTTCCTCGACCTGGACATCTTCGAGCTGAAGGGTCTCAAGGCGAAGGACGATTCCCGTGAGTGGTACACCAAGCTCGGCAACCTGGAAGACTCCGGGGTGCAGGAGCACGTCGCCAAGTACCGTTCCCGGGCGGCCACCATTTCTGGTGAGATCACCTTGCTGGAACTGGAGATGGAGAAGTCCAAGGCCCAGCAGAAGGCCCTGAACGACCAGGTAGTGTCTCTCAGTTCCCAAAAGGTGAAGGTGGACCTACACCCGGAGACGCTCGCGCAGGCGCAGGCCAAGATCAAGGCGGCCAACGGGAGCCTGGTGCTGCTCCGCGAGAAGATCTCGGCCAAGCAGGCCGAGCTGCTGGACTACGAGACCAGACTGTCCAAGATCGTGGAGGTCACGAACCTGGCGGAGCTCAAGGCGGCCTCGGACCGCTACTTGGACATCAGGAACGAGCTGCAGCCGGTCGTGAGCCGACGTGAGAAGGCAGAGCAGACCCTCCAGCTCCACAAGAAGAAGCTCCCGCTCCTGAAGGAAGTCCCGTGCGGGGACCAGTTCCCGGAGTGCAAGTTCCTGGTGGACGCCTTCAACTCCCAGAAGAAGATCCCCTCGTGGGAAGAGGACCTCGCCGAGATACGGGTGGAAGAGGCCGCCCTCCGGGAAGAGCACAAGAAGGTAGAGCCGCTCTCGAAGCAATACACCGAGGAGCTCAGCAAGATCCAGCGTCGGGCCATGTTGCTGGCCGAACAGAAGAACGGGAAGCTGGAGCTGGAGAACCTGAGCCTGAAGGTCAAGGACTTCGAGGCCAAGAAGGTGAACGCCCAGGCGGAGATCGACCGGGCAGCGGAGGCGCAGGCCTCTCTCCTCCGGAACCAGGAGCTGGAGGAACAGATCGGGCAGCTGGTCGAAGAGAAGGAGGCGGAGGAACGGTCCGGCTCCAAGATGCAGGGTCGGCTCAACGAGCTGAACCACGAGCGTGGCGGCCAGGAGACCATCCTGGCGAAGCTGGAAGCCGAGCTCTCGATCCTGCAGGACGTCAAGGACCGTTGCACGGCCTTCGAACACTTCATTTCGGCCATGGGCAAGGACGGGATCGCGTACGACATCCTGACGCAGAAGCTGCCGGTCATCAACGAGGAGATCAACAAGATCCTCGGGAACTCGGCGGACTTCGGCGTGGTGATCGAACACGACCCCGAGGAGCAGAGCATCCGCCTCTACCTTCAGTACGGGGAGTACAAGCCCCGCATCCTGGAGCTTGGCGGTGGCGCAGAGAAGATGCTGGCCTCGGTCGCCATCCGGACCGCGTTGCTCTCGATCTCGAACCTGCCAAAGACAAACATGTTCATCATCGACGAGGGGTTCGGGAAGCTCGATCCTAAGAATCTAGAGTCTGTAGGCCGTATGTTCGACTACCTAAGAACGGTATTCGAACACGTGATTGTCATCAGCCACATCGAGTCGATGAAGGACATGGTAGACAACATCATCGAGATCACGACGGACGAGGAAGGTTACTCGCACATCGAGGTCTGAAAGGAAGACGGAGCATGTTTTGGATGTTGAGAAATTCTTCGGGCAACAAGGACGCGATCCTGACCCTCGCGGTCGTAGGCTTCGCGTTCTGTCTCATCAAGGTCCTCCTCGCGGGAGTGACCATCGCTGTCGCTGGTCGGACGTTCGACTGCGGCACGATCGACGGATCGTCCATCGCGGCGATCCTGGCACCCACCCTGGGCGCCTACGTCGGTCGCCGGTACACCGACCGGAAGTACGGCGGTGATCCGGTCCCGGGAGTGGAGGCGGTCAAGCTCGATCCGAACGCCACGGACGCCGCCGCGGCGAAGAAGTAGATGGAAGCCAGGACCAAGGGTCTCCTCACACTCTTCGGAGTGATGACGGCGGCCATCATCGCCCTGGTGATCGCCCTGGCCTGGCAGCAGCACGTCCATGCCAACCAAGTCGTCGCCCTCCAGAACCAGCTGGCCGAGAAGGACAAGACCCTGGAGATCCAGAAGGGTCTGTACACCAAGCTGACGGAGCAGACCAAGAACATCCAGGGAACCCTGGACTCGAGGGACACTCAGGTCAAGGAGCTGGAGGATCAGGTCAAGAAGGCCAAGCAGCAGCTTCTGGACGCCACCCAGCTGGTGATCACCTGGAAGAAGAACTACGAGGGACTGGCGAAGGCGACCCAGACTCCCGTTCCCATCGATCCCAAGAATCCGCCCACCAATCCCATCGAGATCGCCAAGGGTCGTGAGAAGGTGGACTTCCACGAGGACTTCGGCTACATCAAGGTGGACGGGTGGACGCTCACCAATCCGCCCCAGGCATGGGTACGCCTGACGCAGGGGAGACCACTCAAGCTCACCCTGGCCCTGTCACAGGACAGCACCAAGGCGTGGCACACCTACGCCACCTCTTCCGAAGACAACATCGGCATCGACATCGCCGTCACGTCCGTCAACCCATACGTGCTCCAGCCCAAGTGGTACGAGCACATCGGGGTAGCCGTCGACCTGGGAGCCGGGACGAACCAGTCCGGAGTCGGCGCCCTGGTCGGTCTCGGTCTCAACTACCAGTTCATGCAGTTCACTCTGGGACCGCACGTCTGGCTAGGTCTGAACAACACCGTCGACAAGTACTATGGGATCTCCTTCGAGTGGAGACCCTTCCAGAGGAAGTAGATGCCGACCAAGCCTTCAGATCGTTTCGTCGTCTACAGTCTTCGAGAGACCTACGCTGAGCTCGGGTCTTTCGAGTTCAAGGTGGTTCTCTCTCCTCGGCACTTCAAGAACAGCCATTCCTCTGAAATGACACTGGTAGACTCCGACGGCAAGCCCATGCGCTTCGAGCTGAAGAAGTGGGGCCGGAAGATGAACTGCGTCTTCTTCGTGGACGAGAACACGGCTGACGGCGTCGCCCAGGCGAGGCTCCAGCTGCAGGACGACAGGGGCAACCAGCACCTGGGCCATCTTACATTCTGGGTGATCAAGTGAGCGACCATCACAACCTCCGCGTACCCGCCTGGTGTCCCCAGTGCAGCCTTCCCATGAAGGGACACAAGTCCACGATGTCTTTCTACGACTACGGAGTCTGCATGAACTGCTTCATCGAGTTCATCGAACACCGGGAGCAGCGTTGGAAGGACGGATGGCGTCCCAACGAAGAACAGCTCAAGGCTTTCGCCGAAAAGATATCGTAAAGACTTCTCGAAAGTCAGCTCTTTTTTCTTGAAGTCTTCTACTTAGCTAGAGATGCATCTAAGCATCTGGGAGCATTCAAGAAAATGAACAAGCCCGAGAGCTTCGAAGTCACAGAGTACAACGACGTCCGGGAGCCGATGCAGACCTTCCAGACGATCAAGCAGATCGTCGAGGACGAGAGGGTCGACGGTCGTCACCCCTCCTGCGCCTACAAGGTGGACTTCCTTGGGGATGTTCTGCGGGTCCAGGTGACGATGTTCGAGATGCACCTGCCCCAGCGCATGGCCGAGGTCCAGGACACCTGCCACAAGCTTCAGAAGGCCTACGTCAGCTCGCTCAAGAAGGAGTTCAAGAAGCGGGCCAAGAGGGACCTGAAGCTCAAGGAAATCAAGGACAAGGCCGACTACACGGTGCAGAAGGTGTCGCTCAACGAGCGGTACTACTACATCGCCTGGCACATGTACGAGCTCGACGTCTAAGGATCACACCTTGGCGACGAAGAACACAATCAGGGATGAGATCATCCGCTGCGGGCGGGACCCGGTCTACTTCATCAAGAAGTACGTCCGGATCCAGCACCCGGTCCGCGGGCTCATCCCGTTTGCGCTCTTCGACTACCAGGAAGACCTGATCCGGGACTACCTCAAGAACCGCTTCAACGTCATCCTGAAGGCCCGCCAGCTCGGCATCTCCGAAGTCACCGCCGCCTACGCCCTCTGGCTCATCCTCTTCCACCGCGACAAGAACGTGGTGGTCATGGCCTCCAAGGATGAGACCGCCAAGAACATCGTCCGCAAGGTCCGTACCGCCTTCAAGAAGCTCCCGAAGTGGCTCGTCCTGGCGGACCAGATCTCGGACAACGTCAAGTCGATCGAACTCACGAACGGCTCCCGCATCCACTCCATCGCGACATCAGGTGACGCCGGCCGTTCAGAAGCCGTCTCGCTGATGATTGTCGA